GTCGGCGGCGCCAGATGGAGTTAACGATGATAATTGACGATTGGAATTATGACGATTGGAATTATGAATCCCGCTTCGGCGGCGGCGTCGGCGGCGGCGTCGTCGGCGTCGGCGGCGTCGGCGTCGTCGTCGGCGGCGTCGACGTCGGCGGCGTCGGCGGCGGCGACGTCGGCGGCGTCGACGGCGGCGGCGGCGTCGCCGGCGTCGGCGGCGGCGTCGTCGGCGTCGGCGGCGTCGGCGGCGGCGACGGCGGCAGCGCCAGATGGAGTTAACGATGATAATTGACGATTGGAATTACGATTGGAATTATGAATCCCGCTTCGGCGGCGGCGTCGGCGGCGGCGTCGTCGGCGGCGGCGTCGTCGGCGGCGGCGTCGTCGGCGGCGTCGTCGGCGTCGGCGGCGTCGGCGGCGTCGGCGGCGGCGGCGGCGGCGCCGGCGTCGGCGGCGTCGGCGGCGGCGTCGGCGGCGGCGTCGGCAGCGCCAGATTGAGTTAACGATGATAATTGACGATTGGAATTATGAATCCCGCTACGTCGTCGGCGGCGGCGTCGGCGGTTGACATTGTGTCTGAGCACGGTGCTGCCCTGTGACTTCGTCAGGGCGCCGCCGTCTTCAGCCTAACTTCGGGCGAAGCGTGTAACTGTTTTTTCGAAAGGATCTGTTCAATGGCGTTCAATCTGAAACCATCTGGCAGTGAGGAATTCACTCCCTACGTCAAGTACAACGCGAAAGCCGGTCGGTGGTTCTTCAAAAATGAGGACCGGCCCGAGGAGCTTGAGATTGTGGCACCTACATTCCACTTCGACATGGACAACATTCAAACCGGCTGGATCTTCTATGCCGCCGGCTCGGCCCCGATAAAGGTCCCTGATCCTGGCCCAGGTGTGGCCGCCGATAAACCTGCCGGGGGCCTGGCCTACAAACGTGGATTCTGGGTCACGGTGTGGTCGGCCCAAACAGGGGTGAGGGAGTTCAGTTCTTGCGCGGCAGCCGTGATCGGGCCAATCTGCGAAATGTACAACCGCTACGAGGCCGAACGCGCCCAGCACCCAGGTCAGGCGATGGTCTGCCAGTGCGTGAGGGTGGCGCCAGTCAAGGGCAAGAAGGACACGAACTACTCTCCAGTTTTCGAACTGAAGGGCTGGCAGGCGTGCCCGCACTTCCACCAGGCGGCGCCGGTGAACCAAGGGCCTCCAGTTCAGCAGCCTGTGCCCCAGGATCGGTCGCTTGAGCCCGGTACGCGGGCGTGGGGCAAGTTCGCCGAGCAGAAGAGGGTCTTGGGCATGCAGGGACCGCAGATCGCCCAGGCATGGAAACAGGCTTTCGAGAGCTATTTCGGGCAGGCGTATGATCCGAAGTGGCCGAACGAAGCGCAGTGGAACGAGTTCGTCAAGGACAACTTTCAGTGTCTGCCGCCGGTGCCGCTCGATCCTCCTGGGACGGCGATGAGCGAGGACGAAATTCCTTTCTGACCGGCCCCGGCATCAAACAGCACACCCCCGCCTGGCATGAGGCCAGGCGGGGGCGTATCACGGCCTCGATTGCCGGGGCTATTCTGGGGCTGAATAAGTATTGCTCAGCGAAAAAAGCATGGCGAATCATCAAGGGCGTTGAAGTCGAGGGCTCAAACGAGCACATTGCCAGGGGCAATCGCCTGGAAGAACCCGCCAGGAAGCTCTACGAGGTCCGCCACGGCGTTAAGGTGCAGGAAGCTGGGTTTGTGGTGCATCGACAATTGCCGTGGCTTGGAAGCAGCCCTGACGGCCTTGTAGGGCCACATGGGTTGCTGGAGATAAAATGTCCGCAGACCTTGCCAGACGATGCGCCAGCGTATCATGAGTGCCAGATGCGCGTGCAACTGGCGTGCACGGACCGGCAATGGGCGGATTATTTTTGTTTTATCGGCCCCGGCAGGATCTTCGAGAAGCGAATCGTGCGCGACAAGGTTGCCGAGCGCGACATGCTGCTGGCGCTCAAACGCTGGTGGGTGAGATATGTGCTGGGCAACGTGGAGCCGCCAGCCAAATTCCGCATCAAACATGTGAAGGGAGAAGAATGAAAATGACCTGTCCAGTTTGTAAATCCGAGGATTGCGTTTACCTGCCGGCGGAACCTGCCCGCGACGATGAGCCTGGGGTTGTCGCGTGCTGGGAATGCAACGAGTGCGGCAATTACTTCGATGCGCCCAGGCCGGAGGTGGTTTATGAAAAATACGCAGTATCGGGGCAAACTGGGCAGCGTTACGATCCGTCGCCCGCAAGTGCCGCATGAACCTGATTGCTGCTGTGGAATGTGCCGACGACAGAATGAAGAGGAATTGCGGGCCTGGTGGCGTGGAATTTGCTTGACCGCAGCCAAGGAGACCGAAAATGCCAAAGCAAAAAATGGAACGCTGGCTGGTGACTCTGGCAGCCGATCCGGCCAGTGACATCGCTGTGCCCATGGCCAACCGAATCCGCTCACTGCTCAAGAACGCCCTGCGCCAGCACCACCTCAAGAACCAGGAAGTCGCGGGCGACGAGGTTCTGTGGACGATCGCCTTTGAATTGCCTGCAACGGTGCTGGGCGAAACCTTGAGCCAGCGCGTGGGGCACGTGGTTGACAATGCCTGGATTTACGGGCTCAAGTGCGTGAAACTTGTGGGCCTTCACCCTGACGGGAAGCCCATTCAGCCCGAAGAGATAGTGGATAATTCTATTTCGAGGGGAATTCCTGAATGAGCAAAGCCACCAACATGCGAGTAACGCGGCAATTCCTGGCCCAGCGCACAGCAAAAGCCGAGCGCCAGGGCTATCCAAAATACAAATGGATCGAGTTCTGTGAAGCTATGCTCGATTTGGGCTATGACCTTCACCTGTATGAAGCCCGCACGACGTTCAGTAAATACATCACGGTTTCAAAAAACTGGAAATCGTTCAAGGTTCGCTTCTCGAACCATAGGCCGGCCAAGGAACGCCAGGAAAACGGCGACTGTGATTTTTTCGTTGGCGTATCGCACGGCCTAGTGACGACAACGGCCATGGCAATTGAAGCCGTGAAAAATTGTCTTGACGCTCAGCGGGATGCGTAGTAGAAATGACGAAGCCTGGGCCGCCGACCAAAGTGACCCAGGCTTCGAATAAACATGACGACAGCATTCTACAGCACTTCGCCGAAGAATCAAGTCGTCACCAATCGGAGAACAAAATGTTCTGCGAAGAACCTGCGCGTATTGTGACCATCGTTGGCCAAAATGGCAAAACGCTCTACGAAGTGATTTTCACCGCCTCTGAATGGCGATCTGTTTTAGTTAAAGCGGAAAGATCTGGGCTCACAATACAGCAATTTTTCCGTGCTGCCTGGGGACTCCAATCGTAACGCGCGGAGCGCGTTACGATTGAATCGTAACGCGCGGAGCGCGTTACGATTGAATCGTAACGCGTTACGATTGACGACGGAAGGAGATTGTCTTAATGGCTGCAATGCCAAGGAAATACGCCTCCGCCGCCGAGAGGCAGAAAGCGTATCGCAACCGCAATCGTAACGCCAATCGTAACGCCAACCGTAACGAAGAGCGCGTTACGATTGAAAAACTGCAAGAGCAATTAAATAAAGCACTTGCGGAAAACGAAGAACTCAAACGTAACGCGCCGAAACCTTCGATGAGGGGTAGGGGAGCTATTCCTAATGTTTCTCTTTTTCCGTCTAATTCTTCTTCTTTTGAAGGTTGTGAGTTGTCTCCTGAAATGGACTGTGACTCATTCAGGCGCGCGCTTACGGAGTACTTAGAATACCGTAAAGAAAAAGGGCGGAAATTCAAAAAACTCGGTGTGCAAAAGCTGATTTCACGGCTGACAAAATGGGGCCCAGAAAGGGCGGCGGCTGCCATCGAGTACAGCATGGCGAATGGGTGGGATGGGATTTTTGAGGATAAGGAAAACGGCAAACATCCAGCGCCAGCGGCCAACCTGGAAGATGAACTGGCAAGGTTGAAAAAACTACGGGAGGCAAAATGAGCGACCTGGAGTACCTGACCTGGAAAGAGCACCATGCCGCCCTGTTTAATCTGCGGACCCCAGAAGACGCCGCCATGTTTGACGCCTGGTTTCCAATGCTCTGCGATTATTTGTTTCTGGAACTGAAGGAAGCCAGCAACAAGATCGTCAAACTGGTCCCTCTGCCGTTTCGGGCTCAGCAACTTGGGGCTCTTCGTCGGGCGATCACAGAGGCGAAACTAGCCGCCCAGGAGGCCGACGACAAGGCGAACGAGATCGAAGGCAAGACCTGCCCTTTGTGCGATAACACCGGCTGGGCTCGTGTGCCGCACGTCAAATATGTGATCGATGGAGTTTGGCAAGCGCCATACCCAGAAACCACAGTGTTATGCTCTTGTGCCAAGGGATCGTCGCTGCTCAATAAGCAGCGACTCTATCGCGATTCCCATGCTGACTTGATCGCTCAAGGAAAACGCAGCGACCCCATGAGCATGTCCCTCAAAGAAAATGTGCAGATCGGCCGCCGAACCATGAAGAGTTACGAGCAGTGCAATCCGTTCTGGGAATTTCAAGTCGCTGAGCGCAAGAAACTCGTTCCCCACGAGGAAACGGCCCGTGCCATGGAGTGGCGGGAGTCACTAAAAAAAATCGGCAAGATGCCCTAACCACAAAGGAAATCCACATGTCCAAAAAGAAACCCGCACCCAACGGCGACGTCCTCGACTTGATCGTCCAGTTCGGCAACATGAACGCCGGCGACAAGTCGGCCCGGATCGGCGTCACCATCAGCCGGGACAAGCTCTCTGTTCCCAAGGCTGAAAAACAGTTCTGCGAAAAGAGACTGGCCTGCTGTCTGGTCATGGCCGAGGACGGCGCCAGTCCCGAGCAGGGTTCGCTCGGCGGCATCGTGGATGATGTCGAACTGGAGGCCGTGTTTGACGTGAAAAGCATCAGGTTTAGCTCAGATGAAATTTCCTTTGGTCTAACCGGGGCCCTCGGCTCGCTCGACGTGGGGCTGCTGGCCAAGTTCGCCAAGAAGCAGGGCCGACTGATCGTCAATGAGGTGTCTGAGATTCCCGAGGTCGACCGCAAGAAGGCGGCTTCGGGGGAAAAGGAGGCTGCCGATGAAGACTGAGCCGAACCACGAAGCTGAACGCTACCGGAACGCTAAGGCTAGCCTCGGCATCACAAACTGCAACAACGGCGCTTTCCAGGTCGATCACTTGCGCGTGATCGTGTCCAGTGGTGGCGGATGGGATCATGTATCTGTGTCGCTGCCGGACCGGTGCCCTTACTGGGACGAAATGTGCCGCATCAAGCGCCTGTTTTTCAAGCCAGAGGAGGTGGTGATGCAGCTTCACCCTGCCGAGTCAAAGTACAAGAATGTCCATAAGTTCTGCTTGCACCTGTGGCGACCGCAAACGGAAGCCGAACGCAAGCCGATTCTGGAGAAATGGCTTGCTGAGAAGGAAGACGTGCGGAAAGAATATCAGGAATTTGGCGGCGTCAGCTTTGAAAAGCTGGCCGCCGCCGAAGAACAGCCTATGCCAGCGCCGATCCCGTTGCCCATGGAGGTGATGGTGTGAGAAAGCCAAAACGCCAGCGCTGGTGGAACATCCCTGAGAACCTAAAGATGTTCCGTGGCCCAGGACGGTGCTCATGGTGCGGCAAACACTGCATCACGGTGCCGCACCACATCTTCGCCAAGGGCATGGGCGGCAACCGGCCGCCTGGTGATGCACGGATCAACCTGATCGCCGTGGGGGCTGAACTGGAGTGCCCGTGCCACACGTTTATTCACTCAGACGCCAGAACGTCGCCAGGGAAAAAGAAAAGACAGTTGATTGACCTTGTAGCAGCCCGAGAAGGAGCGCTGCCCTTTGAAATTCTGGAGGCCCTGTGTGATCTGTCAAACTGCACTAAGGACACAACGCTCGAACAACTCGAAGAGAAAGGATTGCTCCAATGGGTGCGCGGTGGTATTGGGAGTTTTGGTTCCTTGACGAAGGAGTAGAAGGCTAATGGCCATAAAACTCACCCGCGAGCAAGCCAAACATCTCGGATTGATCTCGAATTCGCCCAAACAGGGCCGCCATTCGACAAAAATGGCCCAAGGAGGCGTTCGGGCCAGTCAGGTCATGATGCTGACCGCTTGCCAGGCGCACGGTCTTCCTGAGCCTGTTTTTGAGTATCAGTTCAAGGAAGGGCGAAAATGGGCATTTGATTTCCTGTTTTGCGGCTGGCTCGCCGTGGAAAAGGTAGGCGGCGTGTGGATACGCGGACACCATAGCCGCGGCAAGGACCAGATTGATGACATGGCCAAAAGGAATGAGGCCCAAATTTCTGGTTACGTGGTACTTGAGTTCACGCCCCAGCAATTCGACAGCGGCGAGGCGTTCGCCGTGATTGCCAGGGCTTTACAGAGTGGAGAATGAACGTGCCCGACTTCAGCAGATTAGGCGTCAAGGTTCCCCCATGCCGCGGCTGCCAGCGTCCGACTATGAACAGAGGTCAGTTCTGCCGGCGATGCTTGAACGACAAGCAAACCCGCGTGGTTGCCAACAACATGCGGCAGATACAGCAAGGAGATTATCGTGCCCGCACTTCTCAGTCTTGAATTTGCCCCCGGCCAAAAGACCTGGCTGGCTCGCATCACCGCTCTTGGCGGCAAGTGGGGGCTGGAGCGCGAGTTTGTCGGCTCAATCGAGGGACGTCCACCTCCAGCGGCATATGGCAAATTGAACTATTGCCTTAAGGACGGCGTGCACGAATGCTGCGAGAAGGGCGAAAGGAGCTTTGTGCTCATTCAGGGCGCCGTGCTCAAGCAGCTTACCAAGGAGCAGGCCGTGGCCCATCTTGGAGGCGTCACAGCTCAAGAGAAGGGCTTGAGCCTTGAGGAGCAAGCTGAGTTGGCCAAGCTCAAGCAGAACAAAAAAGAGCGTGAAAATCTGGAGAAGTTGCGGTGGGCCGAGTCACGAGCCAAGCAAAAAGAACTTGACGACGCCCTGGCCGAGAAGCTCTCAGGTCTCGGCGGCCGAATACAATTCACTTCAGAAGGCGGCTTTAATCTTGAAAACGACAAGTGTGTTGACAACTCAAACGACCAGGAGGATGTGCCGTGGAATTCCGAAAATTGAACGAAGCTGAAGCCCAGAAGCTCAAGAAAGCCCTCAACGACAATGTCGAGGGCAAACCGATGCGCATGGACCCGCTCACCACGGGCTGGCAACCGGGCGAAGATGAAATTGGCGATGAAGAAGTCATCAACGCCATCAAGAGCGTGCCCTGCCACTACGGGAGTGTTTAATGCTTATCATCTGCGCCTGGTGCGGCTCTGAAATAGGGGCCACGGTTGAACATCCTGGCCACACGTCTCATGGTATTTGCCCGTCGTGTCTCAAACTGCACTTCCCCGGCTTTGTGCCCAAGGAGCAACATGAAACTTATCCCCCGCAACGACAAGGTGATTGTGCGGCGCCTCTCGAAGAAGGAGGTGGCCCAACTTGAAATACCTCAATCAAGCATGATCGAACTGCCCGACAACATGAAGGACTCTGACCGGAAATTACTGGTCGGAGAGGTGGTGGAAGTCGGCCAACAACTCAAAGCCGAAGATCTTCAAAGATCACCAGACGGCATACGATACGGTCAACTTGTGCTGTTCGGCAAGTACACCGGCTGGGACACGGCCCTCAAGGGCACGGAGTACGTGGTGCTGAAGGAAGAGGACGTGCTGGCTGTACTGGAGAAGTGACCTCACTGCATCACCCGCCCGGCAACCTCATTCTGAAGCCGCTGAATCTCCCGGCGCCGCTCCGGGCTCGCCGTCAAGGCCTCCTTCTGAAGTCGGATCATAACGTTGGAGATCGAGCTGAGCCGCCGATACTCTGCCTCACGCGAATAGACTTCCTGCCGGGCCTGGGCGGCCATCCTGTCGTTGCCCAGCTCGTGAATCCGCCGTTCCCAGGCTGAGTAATCGCCCTTGAACCTTGGTCCCACTGATCCAAGGAAGCCCGCAGCCTTATCGCTCCATTCCTGGGGCGGCGCATCTGATGCACGGTTCCAACCAAAAGCGTTAGCCGCCAGCGGGTTCATGTTCCCCAGAGCGGCCAGCACCCTATCCCTGACCGGTGTTTCCGAGTGCCTGGGGATGAGGCGGTGCCCCATGGCGTCCTCGCCGGTGATGAGCGTGCTCACAAAGCTTACTGGAGGTCCTTCCAGGGGGTGCATCATCGAGTGAAAGCCGTCCAGCAGAGCTTGCTTGGAAATGGCTGAGCCGGGCTCGTTGTGCCGAACCCCTTCCGCCAGGGCCATCAACCCAAACTCGCGCATGCCACGGTCAAGGCCGGTAAACTGGAGCATGGGAATGGAGATCGTGTTGCCCTGGGAGTCGACGCCGACTTTGAGATTGCCGATAGGTGTTTTGTCGTCGCCGAATACGTTTCCCCACATGATCTTCGACAGGGCCGCCGTGAAGCCGGCCACCGCCGCCATCTTGGTCATCTTCCAGGACCTGAGCACGGCATCGGCCCCCCAGCTTGTAGTGCGGATGTTGGGCTGGCCTATCAGCGCCTTGGCCCCCTGGGCTTCCTGGATGAAGCCCTGGGTGATAAATGGCGACAGGCCAAGTTCTCTAAGGAACTTGACCCAACGAGGCTGGGCCTTGGTGTTATACTGGCCGGCCATCTGATTGAGGAAATCGCGCCTGTTCGTCTCCGTGTTCTCGATTCCCTTGGCCAGGTCGATGCCGAACATGCTGGCAATCTGACCCTTCCACGTCTTGTTGGCCGGGTCGGTTATGTCGGTGAATGCCTTGTCGCCGGCCAGGAGGATGCCGTCTCTGAGCCAGTGGATGCCGCGGCTGACGTACTCCATCGGGTTGTACTTTGACAGCGCCTGACGTTCTGGCCTGGAAACGCCCAGACCAGTCAAATCGATCAACCTATCCTTGAGGCTCTGGTCGCCAGCAAGCCGGGCCGGTGCTTGCTTGATAAAGTTGATGAAAACACCTTCTTCGAACATGCTCCTGATCTGATTCTTGACGTGCGTCAAGGGCTCCACGATGCTCTGAAGAGTGGACCAATTGAGGAAGCCAGTTACCTTCTTGGCTTCTTCAATGGCGTGAGAGCGGTCGGTGCCAAGAGCGTCCTGGTAATCATCGGCCAGGTCTTTGACGACCTTCCAGGACGTTCGCCCCTCTTTCTCGGCGGCGCTGCCTTTGGGCGGCTTGGCATCGGAAAACTCACGATAGCCTTCCTCGAGGCCAGGCTTCTCCCATTTGGCAATGCCGCCTTCCTCCATGGCCCGCATCATCATGGCCTTGCTGCGGAAGTTGTAGTGGCCACGGATTGTGTTCTCTAGGATCTTGGCAATGTCGGTCTCGTATTCATGGGCAAAGGTCGCTTTTTTGGCGAAGCCTGCTTCACCATGCTTGTAGGACGTGAGGTTGCCGGCCGAACTGCCTGGCTCGGGCGCCTCTTGTCCAGCTTTCGAAAGGTGAAAGACGAAACCCGGTATCTGGCTGTTGGCCTGGAGTGGATCGGCAGGGTCAAGCCCCTTGGATTCTCTGAACCATTGATCCATTTTGGGGCTGTACTCGCCTGTGCCGCCCACTTCAGGGCCGCCCCATTCCTTGACCAGCCTTTGCCACTCCGGCGATTGCTGAATTCGCTGGTAGGCGGCTTCGTCCGGCATGAACTGGTTGCCGACCAGGGTCCCCTGGTTGGCCAAACTCTCGCTCAGTTCGTTGTATTTTTTGGCGGCGTCGTTGCGTTCTTTGCGGGAAAGGGCTGGATCTTGGGAATCCTGGAGGGCTTCGGTCATGGCGGCCTGAATCCTCCCCTTTTCGTGCCGGATGCGCCATTCGGTGGCCGCACTGCCAAGCTCGTTGCGCTTCTCTTCATTGTTCATCGTCTCATGGCCCAGCACCTTCTCTTGCATGCCCTCGACGTAATCACGCACATAATCGTGACGGCCAATGTACCGGCCCATGTACTCGCTTGCTTCGTTGGATTTGAGCCGAACTTTGCGGAAGATCACGCCAGCCAGTTTGGCCGAACCATTGCCAACGGCATCGAAGAACCTGCGCATTTCCCCGTACTTCTGGGCGGCGTATTCCTTGATCTTCTGCGGATCAAGGAAGCCGCCCTCCTCACGAACGAAATCCATTACAGCCTTCTTGGCAGCTTCCCAGGCCGGGTTGCCGTCGCCAGGTTCACGCCGGGACTCTGGCGTCCACACGCCGGCCTCGGCGGCTTTCAGTTCGTGAGGCGTTGGCTCCGGGCCCGGCATGCTCAGCTCGTGGGCGGCGGGTTCAGGTGCGGCTCCGGCAGATGCATTGGCTTGGACGTTGGCTGGGGCTGCACCAGGTACGGGGCGCTCCCCTTGGGCCGCTTCAGCGCCCGGAACCCGTGCGCCTCCTTGGTCCGCAGCAGGAACCGCATTAGCCTCAGACTGTGCTGATACGCCGGCGCCAGCTCGGGACTGAAGGGATGCCGTGAGTCGGGAGAGACGTTCGGCAACTGATTCTGGCTCATTTTTAGCCCTCTTTGTTAGGTGCTCAAGTTCCTCACGTTCTTCAGCGGGCAAATCGACTTCCCTGGCAAGTTCGGGGTTCGCCTTCAACTGCTCAGCCAATTCGGCCGCCCGCTGGGCATCAATCCCATGCTCGCCGAGAGCAGCTTCCGAAGCTGCCTGGGGCGGCGGCTCCCGCCACACGTGGCCCGGCTCTTCCACAAGCCCGGCTTTCGTGAGTCGTTCAGCATAGGCACTTGCTTGTTCTGGGCCGCCCGGCACCGCCTCAACGCCGTAGCCATTTTCGACCGCCCAGCGCGTGACATCCTTGACTCCCTTCCAGACCTCGCGCGAACCGTGCTGCAGCTCGTTGCCGTATCTGTACGCACCTTCCCCCTTGCGACTGTAGTCTATTTTTACGGTCCGTGCCGCCGGATCAAGCCGCATGGACACCGTATGATGCTCAAGGTCAATGTGCCTGGCCATAGGCCCGTTCACGGCCCCCTCGGGCACCGATTTGCCCTTGAATGTCTTATCCACCATTTCGTTGAAGCTATTGGCCTGTTCCCTGGGCGTTCCCATCGAGGCGATAGGGATGCCCTCCTGAGGGGGCGTTTGGCCCGGCTTGCCAGAGGCTTTCTCGGCCGCGTCCATGACCGCGCCGATGGTGTTTCGGTAGTTCTCCACGGCCCTTCTGGCAGGTTCGGGCAAGTTGAGCCATGGTTGCCTTTCGGAATGCATTGTGGAAGCAACGAGCATACGGGCTGATTCTTCCGGCGTGAGGCCAGCCCTGGCCATTTCCTTGGTGGCGTCGGTGAACTTCTGCTTGATGGGCGCGGCGTCCACGGCGTGCAGGCCGGCAAACACTGAGAAGGTCAAGGCTTGAATCGCGGCGTGCTTGAAAAACTCGCCCCCCTGGCCCCTGATCACGTCGCCCAGGAGACCGTAGCCGGTTTCGTTGATGGAGTCGCGCTTGAAGGCGCTGTCGACAATGTCCACGGCCTGTTGCCCGAGCATGCCCGTGCCCGTGCCGGCCGCCGCGCCACCGAGAACGCCGCCTATGTTGCCGAGGCGGCCGCCGATCGCGCCGCCCAGCCTGCCCGCGGCGTTATAGGTGGCCATGTTCGCCATCGCCAAACCGAAGCCAACGGGCAGGCCGGTGATGTCGCCAGGATCGCGGCCGGCCCGGACATTCATATCGACCATATGGTTCATCCACAGGGAGGGGGCCATGGCCGTGGTGGCGACGTTGCGGTTGACCGCGGCGCCAATGCCTGGGGCGTTCATGAACCGGCCTATTGCCGAGCTGGCCCCGCCTATCGCCGCAGCCCGTTTGAGGACTGCCCCTGGGCCCAGGAATTCCACGATGCCGGCAGGCAAGCCCAGGACGGCGTCAAAGGCTTGCTCGCCAAAGCTGCGCTGGCCCAGAAGCTGCTGCATCCGTTCATGGCCGGCCACGGCGTCGTAGTCTTCCCGCGTGCCTCGCCCTTGCTGGATGTTCTGCTGAGCGATCATGCGGGCTCGTTCTTCTTTCGCTCGTTCCATCGTGGACAGGGCCCCCAGACCTGTTCGCCCCCAACGATGGGACCATGTTTCTTCGGCGCCGGAGTAGCGCTGGCGAGCCGCGGCCATCTCGGGATCTTCACGGGCCTGGCGTTCGGTTCGCTCGCGTTGTCTTTGCTCGCTGAATTGCTGGTACGCCCCCGGCGCCAAATCGACTCCATGGCCCCTCATGTTGCGCCGTGCTTCTTCGTAGTCAATGCCGGCGTCGGCGTGCCGTTCCAGCCTGGACCGGATGCGCTCTTCAGGCGTCATTCCCCACTCGGAGCGCTCCGGTTGGGGAAACGACAGTGATATGCGCTCTTCGAGGTCGCTGGGCGCCGCGGGCCTGTTAACGACGCTTTGCAGTTCCATCGGGTCGAGAACTTGATTGTCAGGCATTGGTTGTCCTTGTTAATCGATGGGGAACGCTTCTTCGATCTTATCTTTCCATATGCCGAATCCCCTTCCGATGTGGTGCCCGACATCAAGGATGTGGCCCCCGATTCCAAGCGGCTGTTGTACCGGCCGGGCCGGAGGCGTCGGAGGATTGGTGCGGGCGTTGCGGATGTGTTCGGGCACATGCTGATTCACAACCCGCGTAACTGACAGCAGGATGTCCCGCGCTTCGTCGCGGTCTCTGTCTGTGACGCGCGACTGTGACAGGAGATTCTGCACGCGTTGCTGGGCGCCTTGTACGTACAGCCCGAGCGGCACAGTTGCTGGCCCGTTCGGCCCCTGAATGGGCACGGGGCGATTCATGAGGCCGTGCTCGGCGATGTCTCGGCTCCAGGTTTGCATGGCCTCTCGAGGCGTTGGGTTGTCCCCTTCAGCCTGGTTCATGCCGCCCTGGTTCATGCCCCCGCCTTGAGCGCCAGGGCGTCCCTGGTTGCCTCCAGCTATGCCAATAGCGTTTCGAATTCCTGACAGACCGCGATTGAGGTAGCTTGTGTGATGCAACCCCTCAGCTCGCTCGCGCTCTTCGGGCGTTAGATCTTCCCATTTTTTGTCCCTGATGCCGGCCAGGGCCATGGCGTCCTTACGGGCCTGGCCGCTGGTTTGAGCATCGTCAAAATGCTTCCTCCATTCTGTGTGCAGGCGGGTCGCTTCCGTGGCCAGTTGTCCTTGAAGCTGACGATCAGAGGCGGCTCCCGATTCGCCTCCAGCGCCTCCAGCGCCGCGACCGTGGCCGCCCTGATAACTCATGGTGATGCCGCCATTTTGATTTTGCTCCGCGATCCATCTGCCCAGGACGCCCCCAGGGGCGTCGTGCAAGCGGCGCTTGACCTCCATCTCCTGCTCGGCTGCGGAGAGATGCCCCCGAGTGTTGCGAACGTCGTTCTGAATTTGCTCGCGCATCCTTGGATCGTAATCGTACCTGGTCAGGGATTCCAAACCGCCCGACTTTGCCTGATTGGCCTGGATCTGCATGCCCGTCATCATCTGATTCTGCATGCTCGCATGCTGAATCTGCTGCTGCTGCAGCGCCGCTTGCTGGTTGGCCTGCCTGGTCGCGTAATAGTCGACGCCGCCTTGCAGCTTCAAAATGTGCCGGGCCCCATCCTGCTCGGAAATGGTACCGTCGTTGATGGCCGACCTGATCGCCCCAATCTGGTTCTGCTGGCGCAGGTTGTCCATCTCCTCCTGCTGCGTGAGCCGGCCCTTGTTGATCGCCAGCGATGTGGCCACCTGGCGCTCGGGCTCCTGCGCCCATTGCGATTGTTGCTGGCCAAGCCGCGCAGCTTCGAGTCCAAGGCGGCCTTGAGCTTCCCGTTCCCGCGCGTCCGCGTCGTGCTGGTGGGCCTGGGCCTGCATGGAGGCGCTGTAGATCGCCGCCTGGGAGGCATTGGTGTCGTGGACGTTGATGCACGGGCCCGAAGCGATTGTCAGTGGCATGAGTTGTTACCTCAAACGAATTCAATGAACCCCTGGAAATCAAGGTAGGCGTCCGGATCGGCCGCATTGAGAACGTAGTCAATCTGCTGGGCGCCGTTGCACGGGCAGCTTGTGGGCGTGCTCACCCCGCCCGCGCTCGAATAGCCGTAAAGGTTCGAGGTCGCGGCAACCGATCCGGCGCCGCCCGTGGCCCGCAAGAATAATTGCAAGCTGGCGCTCGTGACTGCCGTGAACTGAAGGAACTGAGCGCTGCGCGGGGCCAGCGTGTTGCATTGGATTGTTGTCCAGGTCGTGGCCGCGCCGCCAGAAAGAAGCCGGGTGGCAGGAGCGGAGTTGACCTCGGCCAGCCAGAGATCCATGCGCCGTTCATTATCGAGGCCTGTTTGCGTGAAATACTGCACGGCGCCGTTGTAGAGAAGAATGGTGCCAATGCGACGGAAATAGCTGTTGTGGCCGGGGATGCCAAAGGGCGTCGTGTATTGAGTTGAGGCGAAAACTGTAATTCCGTTGACGCCTGTACCGAGCCAGATATAGATGAATGGCTGCTGGCCGGAGTTGGCTGGCGTCAACCAGCAACCAATAGCGTAAGCCACGCCGGACTGTGTGCCCTGTGACGCCACAACGCCAAGAGCCGTGTTGCTCGATATGCTGTCCACCGCAGAGCTGCCCGCAACGCTGGTGTAGAACATGGGGGCTTCAATGCAATTGACGGCGCTGGTCGAAAAAGCCGCGTTGGGCGGAGCAGCGCTGAGGAACAATGTCGTGTTGCTTTGGATCGATACGACCCGAGCGTATCCGGCCGTAGGATTGCCGATCAGATCGCCCACCGCTATTTGAGTCAGGAATAAAGTGCCGGTCCCTGTGACAACCGTGATCGAACTGCTGCACGTTCCGGTTAAAACCCGCGTACCGAACGATGTAAGGAACGTTGTCGATGTGCCCGTGACCGAAGTGCCGCTCGTACTGACGGTTCCTGGTCCGGTGAAACCGTCGCCGGTGTTGGGGGTGAGGCCAGGGCCGGTGCCGTAATGTCCATCGACCGTGACTGTGGCTGGCTGGGCCAAGGTCATTAACTCCACGCCGGTGCTATCGGTGGCGACTCCGCAGACGCCATTTAAGTTCATGCCAATCGCCTGCCCCACGGTGATTGCCGTTGAGGTTGCGTAACTCAATTGCAGCCCGTAGATGAAACCCAGCATTACCGGGGCGGATTGAACGCCCAACGCAACGCTGGTGGCGCCAAGCGCGATGGCGCCAGGCGTCCCCTTGGTACCGGGTGGCCCCACAATCGAAAAGGCTTGCTGCCAGAAAGACGGGATGCCGAAGCCGCCCGCCTGCTTCTGCCACACGTTTCCCTTGGCGTCAAGGAACATGTCGCCCGGCTGTCCCTGAGAAACCTGCGGGCTGGCGCCGGTAAACCAGAATGCGCCGCGCGGGCCGGCCGGCCCTTGAAGGCCAGACCCAGACATTCCCTGAGAGCCTGCGCTGCCGGGCGATCCAGATGGCCCGGTTGGCCCCGTCGCGCCCGCCGGCCCGGTGCCGCCTGGCCCTGGAACGCCAGGAGGCCCAGGAGGTCCAGACGGGCCAGGCTGGCCGATGTTGGCGTACTGGACCGGCTGCCAGACGGCGCCTTCCTTGAGCCAGATCGTGCCGTTGCTCTGGAAATAGTAATCACCTGGCTCACCCATGTTGGGCATGGGGATTGCCGTGCCGTACGACCACCTGGCGCCGCTTGGTATTTGCATGGGTTACACTCCTGCCTTGAGCTGCACGATGGCAGCCGTGGCCAAGATAAAGCCTAACGATCCGCCCGAATCCTGAAAGACCGCCATCTCCACATAGTCGCCAGCCTGCAAGTAGAGCACGGCCTGCACGTTGTTGCGCACGTCGTCCGTGTTGGCGGCACCGGCTCCGAGGCCCAGGCCGTTTTGGTAATTCGAACCGTTGATGCGCCACTCCGTGATGCGGAACCCTGAGGCGTTGGACGCCCAGTGCAGATAGCACGACAGCAGATAATAACCGGCTGCCGGAGCTACCAGTTGCGTATTGTTGGCCAGGAAGCCGGAAGGATCTGAGACCGTGGTCCAGTTAACCGCCCAGGTCGTGTTGTTGGGCACAGTGTCCGAGGATGTGTAGTTTGCCGCCGGACCGACAGCTCCCGGCGCCGCCGATCCTTGAGGGCCATGCGGTCCAGTGGGGCCCATCGGCCCTTGCGGTCCTGGTATTGGCACAGCGTTCGGCGGCTGCTCTCCCAGTGGCCAGATGAACCCAGCCGGGGCGAATTGAGCCAGGTTGATGACCTGATGCCAATAAGGCGGAATGCCGAAGGAGAGCTGCACCTTGGCCCAAATGATGCCTGACGTTTGGAAATACATGTCGCCCGGCTTGCCCAGGCTCATGTCCGGATCGGCGCTGCCGTAGAGAAACGCTGCCGGGGACGGGGCTGCTACCACGATCGTGCCGCCGCTGCTGCCAACTGGCCCGGTCGGGCCAGTTGCGCCCGCTGGACCAATGCCCCCCTGCGCTCCCAGTGCGCCAGGCGTTCCTGGAAGCCCTTGTGGTCCAGGAATTGGCACGGCTGTAGGCGGCTCTGTCCCCAGAGGCCAGATGAACCCAGCGGGAGCGAATTCTGCCAGGTTGATGATTTGATACCAGTAAGGCGGGATGCCGAATGAATGTTGCACCTTGGTCCAGATGATGCCTGACGTTTGGAAATACATGTCGCCCGGCTTGCCCAGACCAATCGCCGGTTCGGCGCTGCCGTGAAGGAAAGCGGGCGGCGAAGAAAAACTCTCTGAAACTCCGCTGCCGCCCACTCCTTCCTTGGGAATGGTTCCTTCTGGATTGATGGGGCCTGGGATAATTGAGCTGGCCGCGATAGACCAAACGCCCACCGCATTCTGGTAGATGAAGCCGTTCTCCATCAAGGCGTTTATCATCTCCGCCAGGATGTTGAAGTTCCAGCGCACCCTCCGCACAGAGTTCACCCCGCTTGTTATCGGGGTGCGCACGATCTGCGCCGAGAGTCGCGTGGGAAGGGTCATTGCTTAACCGTTGGAAGCAACGATGGGAATTTCGAGCCAGGCCATTCCGCCTGTAATCTTCGGACTGGAGCCGCCCGCCCCGAACACGCCCAGGAGCTGGTACTGGGCGCCAGGCTCGAGCACAATGGCGCCGTCGATGGGGATCTTGGCCGGCTGAAAGCCGTTGGCCGTGGTGGCCAGTTCAGGGAAGGTGGACAGAATCGCTTCCGTGGCCAGCGCGGCAACGACTGTGGCCCCCGTGCGGAAGACGCCCACGCCGGCCACGCCCGATTGATTGCCCACGTCCAGGCACGTAATCGCCGGCGCCGTTCCTCCTGTTGGCAACGTACTGCCTGGCGGCAGAACGCCGTGGTAGAAGCAGCCGGCTCCGAGCGTGCCGGAGAAGTAGGCTATCGAGAGATACGAAAGATGCAGGCGCTTGCCTGAGTTCAAGGGGTTGTAGAGAGCATAGGCGGCCGTGGTCGTGATCGAGGTTTGCACCACCACGCCCGCGCCCTGATCGCACGAAGCAAACATGATACCGCGCGAGCTGGCCTCGTAATACTGGCCGTAGACGGACGTGACCACGGCCTCACCGGTCTTGCCCTGGCGACCGCCGGCACTCACGGGAGCCGTGCTGCCGTCCGCGCCCAGGATGGGGCCGACGTTCCACTGGTGGGACACGAACCAAATAACGAAAATGGCGACAGCGATGAAAGCTGGGATGGTCATGTAAATGTCTCCAAGGAAGAAAGGTATCCTGTGTTTTCGAACGTCTGTAGAACGCACTTGCCGCCCGCCAGCCACGCTTTGGGCGGCCCAGGCTCAGTATGCTCCGTGTGGAACGTGCCCGACATGGTCAGCGTCTTGACCTCAACTCGTTCCGTCATCGGCCCCGAGTCAACCACGAAGTTGCCCGTGCCCCTCTCGTAATACACCCTGCATGTCTGATAGAACTTTCTCATGATCCATAGGGGTTGATGAACTGGTTCGGATCAGGCTCGCCGATTCTCCTGAACTGAAGGCGCCCACAATTGGGACAGGTATGTGCTTTCTCATCCGCGCGGTTCCAGCCCTTGTGCTCCCAGATCCAGCCGCAGCCCTCGCACCTGTGGGCGTGCAGCTCTTCAGGATTTTCGCCGTAAGCATACATCAGCAAGTGCTCGATCCGTAAGCCGACAAGCCCGGAGCCTGCTGATAAAGCTGGCTCAAGAAGCCGTTGCATTGTTGCTGCCCGCCTCTCCCTGAATACGGCGAGCAATATCCGCTGTACATCGCGCCGCCCCCGCCGCCTCCAAGGCAGGAAAGACAGGCGCCGCCGCTGCGTCCCCGAAACCCGCCCGAACCAAGCCCTTGCACTCCGCCTGCGCCGCCGCCCATGGGCCCCGTGCTCGACGTCGGCCTGTTGGCCGTCATGGCCGCGTACTGATTGGCGAACCCGGCCGGGTTGGGCAGCGGGATCATCATGCACTTGAGCTGCTGCACGCCCAGGGCTGTCTGCTGCGCAAGGGCCTGCTGCTGCCAGTTGAGTCCAGCTAAACCAAGCTGACTTTGGTAAGCGGCCTTGAGCTGGGCGAACTGGTCTTGCACCTGTGTCTGGGCCTGCGCTTCCTGCGCGACGTTGCCCCTCTGCGCCGATTGCAGCACTGTCGAATTGCCAAGCCCGGCACCGATGAGCTGCTGCTGGGATTGAGCGGAAGCTTTGGTGAACTGGCATTGCACGGCCTGAAGCTGGGATTGCTGGATGCCGCAGATCGTGCCGAGCACTTGATTGTAGAGGTTGCTGTAGCCCTGAGTGATCGGCGCGATGGCCCCGGCCTGCTGCTGCGCGAGGCTGTTATAGCCGGCGATGGTGTTGTTGTAACTGGTCATCGCGTTGTTGTAGTAGGTGTTAAAGGCGGTGAACGGGCTAGGCGCGCTGCCACCAATCGAGCCGCCAAGCTGGCCGCCGATTGTCGATCCGACTGCAAAGGGTGAACACGGCATGCGGGCCGCCTTTCATATAATGGACGGAGCGGGTGCCCAAGCCCGCGTCCGTCCTGAACATAACCTGCTTTTGAGGAGCAAGTCATGCCTGATATGATTCTACAATTCGCTATGCCTCAGTCAAAGATTTCCCAGGATACATGGTCGGCACCGCCATGTGCTCTAATAAGGTCCAGCGCGCCTTCGCACTTTGCCTAGACCTCTTGCTTCGATTCGGCACCTTATCCCCTCCATTTGCCAGGCGTTTGATGAACTGATGCCGATATATATCGCATGACCTGAACATCTCTCGCCCCTGAGTCCTTTCGTGTAATTGCGGCCGGCTGTCAATGTCCCGGTGAATGTTGGTTGGCTCGACAAAGCCTTTTCGGCAGTCGAGCCGATGTATAAACTAATTGTCACATCGCCACTTTCTTCACCCATAATTCCCTGAACTTCTTGGCACATCATGTCATCGAAATCCTGGGTCAAGATCGGGCCCAGGAGCACTTCCGAATTGATTGGCCAGGAATCGTCCGTCGTGGCAAAAGGGTCGATGGCGCGGGCGTAGCCGTCCCAGCTCCCGATAATTGGCACCCTGTCGTCAGGTGTGTTTCCATCGAAGATAACCGCGGTCAGCGGGTTGTGGTTCTGGTTGGCGAACTGGTCTTGCCACCACGCACCTGTGCGCTGTTCGTAAAAGAGGTGCGTGACGGGCGACTGGGCCACACCGGCATCCTTGACCGCGTACTGCGAATTCGTGGCCGTGGGGCTGATGAAAACGTGCAGGCCCTGGAACCTGTCGTTCCAGAGCAGCGTAATCGTGTTTTGGCCGGTGTCGATGTTAGCTAACAACTGCTCGATCTGCTGGCTGATGCGCGTCGGGGCCTGCCCCGGCACGAGCGTGTAGATGCCGCAGTGGTTGGAGAAGAAATAGATGTTGCCGTAGGGGTCCACCGTCCAGGCTGCTCCGTAGGCGATGCCGATATTGTTGCTGACATTGACGAGTTGGCCGCCAGCCATGGGGTCGCCGTCCATCAAGAAGATGGAGTGATCGCAGCCGATGACCAGTTGGTCGTTGGTGTACGGGATCAAGGCCGTGACCACGTCGCCGACCTGGCCGGACGAGCTCTGCGCATTGAGGGCCACGGCCTGCGTCTGCGAGGTAAACGTTGGTGAGTAATCAAAGTTGGTGGGATCGGACTGGGCCGACATGAACACGTCTTGCGGGGAGAGCAAGAGCCCAGCCAGGCAAATGCGCTGGCGCCAGTTGCAGATAAGCCTGGGCAAGTTGCCATCGGCGTCAATCGGGAAGACGGACGCGATCGAGTTGCCCAGCAGATCCGTTGTCGCCGGCGTCCAGGTGTTGAGCGTGTTGGCGCCGTAACTGGGCAAGCTGGGGTTGATCGTGCCGCCCAGGGGAGTGAAGAAGACCCAGTGAGCGCCGTCCGCGAAATAGACGATCTGCTGATTGACAGCCGAGAAAATGACGCCTGACTGGTTGAGAGGCGGGCTGTCGCCCGTATCGTTGGCAGGAGTCGACCAGGAAGTGTCGCCGGCGTTGGCCCAGAAGACGTCACCGGCGCACACCCCGTAAAGAGTGACTACCCGTCCTGAAGAAGATTGTTGGGGCACCGGCGGTCTCAGTCCTCTGGCCGCCGTCATTCTAGCGGCGAGCCTGTCCATTTGCGATAGAGCTTTCGGAGCAGCCGAACATGGCCGATCGTGACATTTAGGTGTCCATCCTGGAGGCCGATGATCATGGCACGTCTTCTGTCCATGTGTTTTGTCGGCTCAAAGAAGCCAAACTGCCCCTCCTTGATCGTTTGGACAATGATCGGCGTGCTGACATCGTCGATAACCCTGACGCTGTTCATGACTGCTCCGTGACGAATTGCCCCAGGCACTGAACGAGGTATTGCCCGTTCATCTGCTGGGGGATGTACTGACTGAGGCCGGCCCGAGAGCCGCCGCGCCGCCGCTGGCTGAGTGGCTCGTAGCCCCGGACGTTCACGCCCACGGGCGTCGTGTTGGCCCACACGTTGGGGTCGGGCTGGGCCTGGAGATCGTAGCCGCCAAGCATGGGCTGCTGGCTGACGGGATTGGTCTGGATGCCGCCGGGCTGGCCGGCGATCTGCCGGGGCTGCTGCCGGCAGAAGGCCGCGTTGACCGCGATTCCTGCCGCTGGGTAGGAGATCGTTTTGGTGTTTGCGTCGGGCATGATGGCCTCAGGAAAAAGCAATGGAAAATCCCGCCTCGCCTTGAATCGCGCCCTGGACAGCAGCGCCAACAGAGTCGCCGGTGCCAGCATTCAAATACGCCGTTGTTGAGATCGATGCGGCGGTAACACCGTAGTTTGTGACCAGCGAGCCGTTATTGGGAGAAAAGTATACATAAGGCGGCGCTCCACCACCGTTAAAGCCTGGTCCAGTGACCAGCAGGCTTCCCTCGCTCGGATTGGTGCCCAGCACATTGCCGCTGGCATCCCAGAACAGAGCGTTAGACCCCGTGAATTCTCCAACGTCAAAGTTGCCGTCACCAAACCACGAGCCATCACCGCCAATGTTCAATTGTACCTGGCTGCTGTCTGGAAAAGTGAGCGTTACCTTGGTGGGCGTGTTGCTGACCGTCATGGTGTTGGGCACGTAGAGGATGTAGTAAGGCCCTCCCGTGTGGCCGTTTCCATAACTGATCTGCGCATTGCCTACGCTGATCGGATACGTGCCGTTGGGAGCTGAGGCCTTTGCTCCCTGGCACTGAAAGCTGCACGAGTTGATCGTATCCCCAGACTGGAGGCCATTCGATGTGAATTCGGTGCCCATGAAGGTGAAGGTGAGGCCGTGAAGTTTGGTTTGTGATTTCGCTGAGATGATGAGCGTGTTCGGCGGAATTGACGGCGCAAAGCCTGAGCCATACGGAAAGATGACCGCCCCAGGACTTGTCAGGATCAGCGGCGGAAATCCGCCCCCGCCCGGTGGGTAACTCACGCCCAAAGCGTCGGCCTGGGGATCGATGACCACGCCCAGGAGTTGAATCGGCGCATAGGCCGACCAGTTCGGCACCGTCGCGTTGATATAGCGGGAGATGCCGGCCCTGGAGCCGCCGCGGGCCCGTTGGGTCACGGGCTCAAATGCCCTGACGTTCGTGCCCACGCTGGTCGTGTCGGGCGTTTGGCTTTCCAGGGCAACGGAGACGTCGACGCCCGAGATGGGGAAGAACTGGTCAACGATCTGTTGTTTGACCTGTTGGGGCATGGCTCAGTCCGTGAAAAAACCCAGGGCGGGAGATTAAACCGCCCTGGGCCTGTTGTGAAACGTCCACTGCAACAAGCAATGGTTCAAGTCGCGGGAAACGCGCCCTGGTGTTGCCATGAGTTGACGTCCTCACAGGTCACAGGGCGGCTTCCCTGAGGAGCCCGCTACTGGTCCGGGAAGACAGCCAGCAGGTCCCCCGCCAGTTCCATGACGGCCTATTGAACTTCTGCGAGAACCTGGGCCGCGGTAGGCACAGAGCCCGCCGCCACGGCCGGGATGCAAGACACGAGGAGCGGCCCGAGCAGCGCCACGAGCTGAGCGATCAAGGCCGCAAAGGGACTTGTGCCGACTGTGGCGGCGGGAACGGTCGGCTCATTGGTGGCGATGAGCGTGCACAGCGTGGTCGCCGGCGCCGTGTAGTCGGTGGGCTCCGTGGAGCTGGCCAGCATGGCCGGCGTCAAGTCGGCGGCCTGGAGCTGGGCCATGAGCTTGTTGGTCTGCCGATCGAGCGGGCCAGCCAAAATCGAAACGAGGCCGGGATCGTCCAGGAACTTACGGATGGCCCGGCGTTTCATGCCTTGTTGCAGTGCATTGAGCATACGTCCTACTTTTTTGCGACCAGCGGCCAGCGCTGATCTAGGTTGCCTTGTTCGTCCCAGGGGTGCCACGTAAAGCGACCGTCCCCTCCACGGACCGCCGTACCATAGCCGGTGCGTTGCCCGGCAAGATTTTTCGAGTGACAGCTCGTGCAAGACGTGCCAGCGCCCGCATAATCTTTCGGGATAAGGTAGCTATCATTGAGCACTTCCCTCCTGTCCACAAACTTCACGTCCCCCAGGATCGGGGGCACGTGAATCACGTTGACCTCGGCCTTTATGTTAACTCGGCTTTCGGTCAGATTGGCGAAAACCAAGGTTGGATTGAACTGCCATTGCCAGTGTTTTGCCTCGCCTTTAGCCTCCACGTCGGGCCTGAAGGTCTTGGCGTTGCCCCAGCCGTCCTTTAGCCGTTCATGCACGCGCACCTCAAAGACCTTTTCCTCACCCAGGGGCCATTTGCGGATCAGCACATCGTAAGCCAGAGTGCCCTGAGGGAAGCGCCAGAAGCGTTTAGGCACGAGTACGTGGGCACCGGCATCCACCTCCTGAAGCCACGTCTCGATCTTGCCCTCTCCCAGGTCAAGAGCGGTGGCGTTGCGCCATTCCTTGGAGTCCACGAAGTGCATGCCGCCTGAGACCTTCCAGGGATGTTCGGCCTTGTTGTCGTCCACAGGAGAGATGTCGCGCTGCGGCCGAACTCCCTGGCCCGAGTCGAGCCCGTAGATGGCCTGAAAGACTTGACGGAGTTTGTAGAACTTGGCCTCCTTGGAGAAGGGTACGCCCTCGGGAAGCATCTTCCGCATCTTCTCCTGCTCGGTCTCGGGCAGCCAAGGGGCCTGCCCGAGAACCGAGTTCACCAAGGGAACCGACAGGAGAAACATGGCTGTCAAAATCGTGCGTCTCATCTTGCAAACTCCATCTAGAGATGAGGTAGTATCTCAATCGTCGCATTACTGACATCCGCCTGCCATGCGCCGGGACTGCCGGTCGGCCCGTCTCTCCTGCCCGCGCGTCGCCATGCTGCCGCAAGAACCGGCACAAGCCCCTGTGGACATGGTCATCCTGAACGCCGGTTGGACCATCACGGGCGGGGGCAGCGGCACAGTCACCGAGGACATGGGTGCCGGCACAAGCAACTGCGGGTTCTGCACGATGGCCACGTGGATCTTGTCCAGCTTGGCTTGCATGGCCGCCATCTGCTGGGCCTGGACGTTGAAGGCCGCGCCCAGAGCATCCACCTTGGCCGAGGTGGCGTCGACCTTGAGGGACAAGGCCGCGTTGTTGGCCTTGGCCTCGTTGATGAGGTCCATGATGGTTTTGTCCTGGGCGTAAGCGGGTGCCGAGCATACGAGCAGCACGGCCGCGCACATGAGCTTGCGGATCATTCGAGCACTCCTTTGGTTATGGTTTGGTCGATGCCTTCAGTTGCTTCTGCAAATCGAGGATGACGGTCATCATCTCGCGCTGGTTCGCCTCAAGGGCGGTCATTCTATCCGGTGTCGTAATCGGCGTCGAGGGCAAAAGCGCCCCCTTGGCAGTGACCTGGGGCGCCGCCGCCAGCCATGCTGTCGTGCCCACGGGCAGCCCTTCCAAGGTCAAGGACCCGCCCGTAACAAGCGGGCTGGTGATGGAGATAGTCGTGGTGCCTGGGACTGGCGGAATGGGGCCTGGGGGAATTGGGGGCGTTGGTGGAACGGGGGGCGTCGGCGGGATAGGCTGAGCCGCCACAACGAAGCTGAATGCTTCGGTGCCGATGGAGTAAGCTCCCTCCTGCACCCAGCAGTAACCAGCGTTGCCCCAGCTTGTGCCCCAGCTATTCTGGGCCTTCCAGATCGTGGTCGTTCCCTGGGTCCGCCAGCCCATCAGGCCGATAGCATGGTTGATGCCGTTAGGATCGGCCGGACCGGCCAAGATTGCGGTGCCGCCGGCATAGTTGTCCCAGTCGTCGTTGGCAGCCACGGCCACGGATACGTAGCCGTAAGCGGCAATCGCATTCTTGATCGACTGGGTCGAGGCCACCCCTGAGTTGCCCGAGGAGTCGCAGTAGACGAGCTGGCCGCCCACGCCGTACAAGGTCATGGCCGCGGTGCTCTGGCAGTTGCCCGGACTCTGTCCCTGACCGGCGTACTGGGCGGCCGAAGGACAGCCGCTCTGAGAAATTATCTGAGCGACTTGATATTCGTCGCCGCCCCCGCAGCCGCCCACGTTCTGACAGTCGAGGAAATACTGGAAGGAGCATTGGAAGCCCGAGCCCTTGGGCACGACGCCGGCCACCATGAGCCCGGAAGCGGCCGCGTTACAGCCGGAGTTGATGTAGCAGTCGCCACACTGGCCCTGGTCGTTGATAGCTGGCCCGTAACCGTTGGCCACGATGTCCCAGGTGGGCGCCGTGATGACGGGGAGGGCTTTGAGCTTGTCGGCATGCAGGTTGTTGCTAACGCGGATTCTCTCCTTGATAACCTGCGGTTTTGGCTGAATGTAGCCGCGCGGATGCTTCTTGATGCGGTCGGGCGGCTTGGTTTTGGGGTCGGGCTGAGAGGTGCCCCACTGAGGAATGAGGGCGATGGTCGCAAGGGTCACGATCATCGCGTTGAAAAAGACGATGCTCTTGAACAGCTTCATGGTTTGGCTCCGAAAATGGGATTGGAGGCTTTGCAGCTTCTTTCCACGGCCCGAGTAACTTCCTCAGAGCCCTCACGGAAACAGGCTTCGAGGTCCTTGCTCTGCTGCTCGATGGCCTGGATTACCTTATCGGTTCGGCCGTTGAATTGCGAGTAGGCGTCGTTGATAATGCGCTCGAAGCGTTCGTCCCTGTGCTCGCGCTCTTCCCTGGACTCCTTCATCTCGGCCGGGCGCCCCCAGATCATCCACCAGGCAATAAGGGAGAAACAGCCCCCTTGAATGACACTCTGGAAGATCTGTACTGCGTCCATGCTGCCGCTCTTTCTGTTAGTAGCCGGCTCGGGCCATAGCTTCATCGTTCACGCGCTCATTGTACAAGTATGGCTCGACGTTATTGTGAAGATACGACCAGGCCCCGGCTCGGTCGCTATTCTGTGGCTTGCCGCTGTCGTCGGGCAGCACGGGCACGAAGTGGTCATCTCCAACGAAGGCCGCGTCCATCATTTGCAGATTCTTGATGCCGTCAAGGCAGGTCTGTATCTGCGGCACGATTGCCAGAACGCCAGCCTCTGTGCAGAGCTGGTTAGTCAGATCAAGAAACCTTTGCGTGCTTGTCAGATAGTGAGTAGGGTCATTTGGGTAGGGCGTGTTTGGATCGGTTGCAAGTTGATAGTCGGTCTGGCCGCTGGTCGCTTCATCTAGCAACTTCTCTAGATCCACACCCGTGTGTTGCATCTTGATCAAATCCGCCATGGCCCGACGGCGCTTGTCGGCCAGCATGGTTAGATCGGCAATGGGGCCGGCGCAAGCAACTTGCCATTCTTCCAAAGGCGTCATGGCTTCACCGAGTTTGGGCCCTCAACCTTACCCTGAGCAAGCCCCTGGGCGAATGAGGCGTCCCCCGTGGCCTTCACCAGGGCATCCTTCATGGAATTGGTTGCAAGCTCGATCTTTTGCACGTTGACATCGGTGGCCTCGTGCTTCTGGGCCAACGTTTGCAGGCTGGCCGCGTTCTCCTGGCCCTTGATCTTGGCGAGCTGCGCCAAGAATGCGGCGATTGCCGAGACAATTATGCCTACCAAGGTACCAATCGCCGTGAGTATCTTGATCCATTCATCGATGGTCGTGTCGGCAAAAATCATGGCTCCTCCGCGTGTACCAGCAAATAAGGCAGGCCCCCGCAATCCGGGCAGTCCTGCAAGACGACTTCCTTGGGCTCCGGCCACTGACGGACAAAACCGCTGGTGACGCAGCCTGTGCCCTCACAGGTTTCGCAAACAACGTCTTCCATGGAATGGCACCTTAGAATGAGCCTTTTTCCCACAGACAGTTGCAGCTCGTGGCGCTCCCGCCCGTGGTGAAGACTACCTCGACAAAACGAAAGCCGAAAGTGGGGATCTTGATCCAGGCTGCCCCAATCGTGCTCGTGGGAGCGATTGTGAAGAAATCTTCCGAGGTGGGCACAAAGGCGCTGGTCACGCCAAGGGGGCCGCCCGTCATGGCGATGGCCGTGGCGAACAAGGTCGTGGCGTTGAGGCTGCCGTTGGCCAGACCTTCGACATTCGTGCCCAGGGTTACTGAATAGGTGGCAAGGGCGACGGGAATCCAAAGTTCCGTGCCGCCGCCCAACTTGGTCTTGCGCCAGCCCAGCACCTGCATGCCGAATGTGTTGGATTGCGAGCCGATCCCATACGGCACGAGCACAAGATGTTTGGCCGCGATAATGCCAGGCGGAGTTTCGCCAGGAGCGCCGGGCGACTCGCCCACCGCGATAACGCCGTCGCCCTGAGCGACCACGCCAGACGTTACCAAGGCAGGAGACGTGAAAGTCGAACCCCTGGTGGGATACCCGTTGGTCGAGTAGTTCCCGCCGGGATTGGTTGCCTTCCAGTCCATTCCTGACAGGCAGTAAAGGTAATCCATCGTCCACCAACAAGAAAAGCGCCATGGGCCCTATTCCGTACTTGGCCAGTTAGGAGGTAAGGGCTTAACGGAGTTCGTTAACGCCCAGTCGGGCCCATGGCGTTGACGCTACAGTTTCGCTTCCAGAGCTTCCAGCCGGGCCAGGAGGACCTTGTTCTCTTCACGCAGGGCTTTACAGGCCGCCACGGCGAAAGCTGCTACCACGCCGTCTGGGAGGCCGTTCGTGGCGTCGCTGCCCGGAATGCGCAGGGCGTCAGGCAGTTCTTCGGCGATGAGGCCGTAACGCCGCCGCCCTCGATCATCCATGGGGATTTTCTCCGTGCGCAGGAGCTTGCCGTCCCGGTCAAGCACTTCATTGTCAAACTCCGACTTCCAGCGGTACGCTCTGGCCTTGACCTGATCGAGCACGTGAAAGATGTCTCGGGCTTCGGCGTCCTCGATCTCTTCCTTGTGAGCCGCTGTCGACGTGCTCGTGAACACGCCGGCATTGGTCAAGAAGCAGCCCGCCACGGACGTGGAAATCATGTAGGAATTCGTGACCGTCAGCGACCCGCCTGCCGCGGCGTTAGCCGTGATGTGCATGCTTGAGACTGTGGTCAAGGTGCAGGCACTGGAATCGGTCCAAGTCTGCTGGTCGAGATACAGGGCTGAGCCCAGCCAGCTTGTGGTGGTCGTGGTGCCCGTCAGCGTGTTGGTGCGAGGGGCGGCGTAGATCGTGGCCGTGTTGAAGGCGGACGCCGCTGAAGCGAGCACGCTGGGCTGGCCCTTGAAGGTCGTGCCCCCGGCTCCGGCCGTGCCCACCGTGGTGCGCGTGTCGACGGTCTGCATGGCCGTTGTACCGTCCGTGACCACTAACGCGGCTGCCGTGTTGGCGATGATAATTTCACTGGTGGCCTGGGCCGCCGTGCTGATATTGCCGTCGATGCGGACCGCGCCGCCAAAGTGAGCGGCGAAGTTGTTGGTGATCGTGACCGAGCCGCCCGCGGTGATCGCGCCCACGTACAGATTGGATGCCTCGGTGATTGTCACCGCAGAGCTGTCGGTGATCGTGGCCGCTTCAACGTTGAGGCCAACGCCGTCCATGGCCGTGACAAGCGTGGTGCCGGTCAGCGTGATCGTGGCTGGATTGATCGCCATCGCAGAATAGGTGTCGCCCGCCGCGCTGGCAATAGTGGGGGAGTTGCCCGTGACAAGCACGTTGACCACGCCCGTGACGGTGTTGCGCGCGTCAAACGACAGGTACTTCGTGGTGTTGTCGGTGAAGTAGAAGTCGTTGGGGCCCGTGTTGGCCGTGATGACTATGTTGTTGGAAAACGACGTGCCAAAGTTGGTGAGCACGAACAGGGCGGACGCGAAGCTGCCCGTGTTGATGTACCAGTTCTGCCCCGTGACCTGGTCGCGGGCGTTGAAGAGGGCACCGATGGCCCAGCCTGCCGATCCGTTGGCCGGGAGCTGGGCCAGCGTACCCCAGCCTAACATGCAGCCGATGCCTTCGCGCTCGACCAGCACCTGGGGATCGGCAGATTGTTTGTACCATGGAGCGCTCATGATTCACCTCAACAAAGACTTTGTCCACAATAGGTCGCTGCCGGACTGCTCAAATGCCACCATGGCCCAGGAAACCCATACCCTCTGTCGTCAGACTGATCGCGGTTGTAGCCGGCCCTGGGACTCTTGTTCCGCCGATCCATGCCTATCGAGGCCAGCATGCGCTTTGAGAACGCCATGCTGTGCGGGCCGCCCGGCGTATCGTCGTATCTCTCTTCGAACACTGCCAGGCAGCTCTCCTTGATTGTCTCCGCATGCTGGGCGCCTCCATAAGCGAAGGGGGCGTCCACGGTCAGCATGTTGGGGTTGATCGAATACTGGAACTGCAACTGATAATCCTGGTCAGCCTGAGGAAACAGGTAGAGCTGCATGCGCTGGCTCTTGTCCGGGCTCGTTCCCTTGATCGGCAAAATGGCACAGAACATCGGTGGGCCGGTCTGGATCGCATAAACGCTGTACTTCTCCTCAATGATCCCAGGGTTGCACATCCAGATCTTGTAGGGCTGACTGACCACGCCCTGGGGCTTGATCGTTACCGGACCTTCGATTGAGTTGTAATCGTCAGGCAGGTTGGCCACAGTTGCCCCAGCCGGGAAATCCGCCGTGCCCAGGGGCTTCAGGAAAGACCATTCGTAAGTAACGCCGTTCTGGAACTGCGGCTCGGGGAAATAAAAGCGGCTGAGCCCCGATTGCACGCAGTCCAGGATGATGGCCGTTTCAGTCGCCGACCAACTTGAAGGATTCGACCCCCAGCCTGCGAAGACGCCCACGGCTATTTGCAGGGCCGGGAGCGACAGCATCAAGGTCGATTCCATGTCTCACCTCGCGTCTTCTCAGGTGGCGGCTCATTTGTGCAGCCGCACATTCTCCAATGCCCTCCAGGCCCCAATATTTCTTCGACGCAGCGCCATTCTCCGGTTTCTGGGGATTGAATGTGCGTGCTCCAAGGATGCCCGCACATAGAACAGGCGTCGTCAGAACTGACCATGCCTCACCTCATTGATACGGTTTGCCGCCCCGGCCCTCGGTCTTGGGATCGTAGGGTTTACCGCCTTTGCCTTCGAACTGGCCGCCGCCGAAACCCTTCTTGCCGCCTTCGGAGCCCTCGTATTCATAGTTGTGCTGCATGCCGCCGCCCCCCTCTTGGTGCTTGCTGGGCATCTCGTAGTGAGCGCCGGGCTCAAAGCAGCTTTCCATGCCGTGCTCGCTGTTGTGTTCGTTGTGGCTCGGATGAGCGTATTTGTCCGCCATGCTGATCACCCACCTTTCTTGTGGTAGTAATCGGATACGTGTTTATTGTCCTTCACATGTTTGGGCAGCGGGCCCTTGTTGTCAAAGTGGTGCCTTTTGACCCAGGCGTGCCCGAATTTGGCGTTGAGCAGCGCCCGCTGAGCTTGCGATTTCGCCGGCATGATGCACCTTACTGAAGGACCGGGCCAAACACTCGCCAGCCCAGCAGGCCCAGAAGAATGAACAGCAGCAAGTTGCCGCCGAAGACACCGTAGTTGCCCGTCTTGAATTCGCCGCTGTTCCAGTACAGGCCGAACAGGAGCCACAGAATCATTAGAATCCAAAACAAAATTCCAATGGGCATGGGCGCCTCCTTATGAGTTGGCAATGCTGATGCACCGCACCCAGTCTACATACAGGCCGCCCGCGCTGGTGCCCGAGCGACTTTCGTAGGCGATGACCGGAGCCAGGAAGTTGCTGGGGAACAAGGCCGATTGGACCATGCTCGAATCAAAGAATGCCGGGGCCACCTGGCCGTTGACGAAGAACTGAATCACCGGCTTCTTGACCTGGCCCACCGTCTGGCCTGAACCCGTGGCCGACGTCACCAGGGCCGGTGGGTTGGCCGAAGTCGGATCGAATATGAAGCCGAGCTTGATGAAGCCCGTGGCCACGCCGTTGGTTGCCGAATATGCCGTCAGGGCCGCGCCGGCGACCGTGTTCGACAGCGTTTGCAAATTCGCCGGGTACTGGACCGTGCCGCCCGCGACGTTGTATGCAACGCCCACATCGGTGGGGTTGGTGGTGCTGCGGAAGTGGAAGCCGAACAGGCCGGGCGTCGTGCTCAGCGTGTTCGTGGTCGAATTGATGATCATGTTTGCGGTCGGCGGCGTGGCCACACTGGCCAGACCGATAAACGCATCTCGCTTTGCCGTCGTGATCGAACCCACGGCCACGCGGGCCTCGAAGTAGATCTGCTGTTTGTAGGCGTTGCCTGTGGCCGGGCTGATGAAACCTGCCCAGCCCGCGGCCTGAGTCATTTCCATATCGACGGTGGAGTTGCCCCCATCACTCAAGAGAATGACGCCGCCCTCTAGATTGGGGTCCGTGCCGAGCACGCCATTGGTGCCCATGTAAGCCTGCCATGGCCTGTTGCCCCAGATAATGCCAACGTTGCTGGCAATGCTGAGTCCGGCACTGGTGAAATCGTCAAAGAATTCCATGCCCATGTTGGGCGTCTGCTGGATCTGGGCGATGACCGTGGGGTTCTGCACCTGCGCCCAGATCGAATTGGACGGGCCGCGCGTGACATCCTGCACGTTGACGTTGTACTCCGTGGAATCGGCCACGGCGCTGCAGCGCCAGAGCAGGGCAACGCAGGCAACCAGCAAAACAATAGAAATGGTCATGAGGTTACTCCGTTTCCAATAATGATTTGTCGCCCTGGGCCAACAGTCGCGCACGCAGCATTTCGATGGTTTCGATCAGCTCTGTTGTTTCCAGGTCTCGCAGCGGCCGGTTCTTGACAGGTGCTGGATCACCTGGCTGCCCACGGTAGACACGCCCGGAAACTGCGGGCTTGCCGTCCTGGGTAACGAACTTCACCACGTCGCTTTTCTGCACAAGCTGGAGTGATTCGACCCGGCCGTCGACGTAGTAGGTATTGTCCGTTTCGAGAATCGGCTTGCCCGTTTGTTCGTCGCGCATGGGCTTGCCGGTATAGATGTCGAATACCTGCCGCATCCTGAGTTTCAGGGGCTCAAAAGTCTGGCCGTTGGTCGTGAAGCCCATGAGGTGCTTGCAGTAGCCCAACTCGTCGAGCTTCTCGATGTTGCACAGGAAAGGGCAGTGATTCTGCACCCCGCCAGGCTTCTCCTGCGCCGGCTCGGGCGCCGGTGGCCCCAGCTGCTTGCGGTGGAGAGCGGCAATGTCGTCCACCGAAGCATTTGATGCGCCAGGCTGTGCATACGCGGTTGCCATTTCAAAGTTCTTGTGTTAAGGTCAACGAAATGGGCGTGCGCCTCTGGTAAAGGCCACGCCCCGGCACCCAACCTATCCAGGAGGTCAGATGCGAGGCAATTCTACGAAAATTCGTCAGTGCAAGTCCTGCAAGAAGAACAAACGTCTCAGCAGCTTCCCGACTTTCAACAACCATCTCGATTCCGGCATGACCACGGGTTATCGCTGGTCCTGCCGTTCTTGTCGGGCAAAACCGCGCGTGGGGCCGAAGTCGCCCAAGACGCACAAGCTCTGCCGCCTGTGCGAACAAATGCTTCCACTCACGAACGAGCATTGGTACTTCACCAAGAGCACCAAGAACGGCAAATATTACGCCCAGCCGTACTGCATTCCATGCGGCAACAAGGCTAGAGCCGGCTACGCCAAGAGTCCTGTGGAAGCCGAGAAGCAGCGCGAGTACACACGCCGATACGAATTGAAGAAACGTGGCCTGACCGAAGCCGAATATGACGCCCTCCTGGTCGCCCAGGACGGTTTGTGTGCCATTTGTCGGAAACCCGAAGATCATCCTGCTCGCCTTACAAAAGGGCCTCGTCGTCTTTCTATCGATCACTGCCACAAAAGTGGCAAGATTCGTGGTCTGCTTTGCAGCAAATGCAACCGTGCTATTGCGATGCTTGGCGATGATATTCAGTCTATAAAATGCGTCATCGCCTATCTTGAGAAAACTTCGCAACTCCTTTAGGAGGGGTAAGTTGTGCCGTTCGAACCGACGAAACACATACGCCTATTCTTGCACACAAATTGATAGCGAAGATCGATGAAGTGGGATGCAACAGTATGTTGGCCCGGTGTAAACGGAATGTTCGTCTCGCGGAGCCACCAGTCGCGCAGGATGTATGTCTTGAACCAGCCCCAGTTGATGCCGTAAAAGGGGTTGGTCGTGTCGCGGTCGAGCCAGCTCACGTAATTCACGGGAGTGTTGCGCAGCAGCACCTTGCCGTCCATGGAGGCAATGTCCATGCCCAGGTTTTGGTTCTGAGATTCCAGGGCTTCTTCGAGTGGCTGGCGCGTGGCGTAATTGCAGTAAAAGCCCCAGACGTCGCCTGTGTTGGGGGCAGGGATGCCGCTGACAACTGGCATCCACTGGCTCTTGGTGCAAGCCTGGCGCACGCCGCGAATGAAGTCGTCGCGGGTAATGTTGGTGAATGGGAAGGTGTAGTTCTGCCAGTTGGGGTAGGAGGCCGGCAAGATCCCGGCCACGTTGGCAAAGCCGCTGAGCGTACCGCCGTTGAGCCCGGCCGTGGCATTTTTGGTAACCCAGTAGGGCAAGCCCAGGGGGGTCAAGTTGTCCGTGGCGGAAGGAGCGCTCCACCAGTTGTTTTCCATGAGCTCGGCGAGGGAGATCATGGCCATGATGCGCTGCTGCTTGATGTAATCGACGATCTGGCTGGGCTCGCCATTCATCGAAACCAGCTCGGCGAAGATCATGTAACTGGTCAAGGAGCCGCGCCAGTTGGCCGAACCAATGATCATGCCGTTGACGGAGTTGGTCTTGTCGGACTGGCCCAGGCTGACGTTCCTGGCCGAGTTGGACTGGCTCACCAGCACGTTGAAACGGATGCCGGAGCCTGACTCCAGCACCACGCGGTTCTGGGTGAGCAAATTGCTCATCGCGTAGTGGTTTTGCAGGTTCGAGCTGATGTCCGTGAACATCGGCTTGCCGAGGTCCTGCAAAGTGTCGTTGATGAAGTCCGTGACGTTTTCAGGTTGAATTGTCGGCACGTTTGGTTACCCCCGGCGCGGCGGCTGGCCGTTTTGTGGTTGTTGTTGTGGCAGTAACGTGGCCAAGATTTGATCGTCAGTGAGGCGGCCAACAGCGCCGCGCTCAGCGCGTTGCTTTCTCTCGATGTTCTCGATGGCCCGCGCGTCTCCCTGGGGCATCTGCGGGCTGGGCCGGTAAGTCGGCGCGGCCAGAGATGCTTCGTCCCATTGTTCCTGAGGGATGGGAGCCTGGGGGAACGCACCGTTGCCTTGCGGTTGGCGCGGCGGATAATTTTGGGGTGCAGTCGCCGGCTGATCGTAAGGATTGGGCGGCTGATTGGCTTGTTGCGGATTGAATGCCTGAGCAATCTCTCGGACGGCCTGCATAATGGCGTTTCTGGAGCGGCGGAAATTGCTCTGGTTGATCGACTGCACGGTCACATTGGCCCGAGCCATGGCGCTCAAGCGGATCTGGGCGGCCGGTGAACGCGCTTCGTGCAACTGCTGCATGGTGGCATTGCCGCCCACGTAGCGCTTGAGTTCGGGGGGCAGGTCGTCAAAGATGTCGTCGAGCAGCGCGGTGGCGTCGATGAAGGCTCGCTGCTGCGCGGCCTGGTCTTGTTGCTCAAGACGCTGCTTGAGGCTGGTTATCTGGGCGTTCTGCGCCCGGAAAGCGTTGACGATGGACGGGGCAAAGTCGGCCTCGGTGAAGGGCCGGCCCGTGTCAGGGTTGATGCCGAAATCGAGCGGGGGCGGCGGCGCCTTGACCTCATGCTGCTCCAGCGTTCGCTGGGTCATGATTTCTTTCTGGTGCGCGATCTTCTGGCGCATCAGCGTGTTGAGCATCGCGTTGAGCGTGCCGTTGTCGAAGGCCTTGACCTCATCGAAGGTGAGGCCCAGTTCTTCTGCCTGACGAAGAAGCTGAAGCCGGAAGGTGTCGATCTGGGGGGGCTCAGGAGGAGCAGCGTCGACCGCGCGAAACGTCCCATCGGGGTTACGCGGCAATTCTTCGGACATGCTTGCCGACTCTTCCTGGCCAAGGAGAACTGGTGATGATTATGTGCTGGCCGAGAAAGTTTGGCAAGGGCTCATTGTGAAAGCAGGAAAAATGAGACGTTCACGGCGGCTGTGTTGGCCATGAGATAAGGCACTGCGGCGGGGTCAAACGGGATAAGCGCCGGGCTGCCCGCAAGCAAACGCCCGAGAGGATTTAAGGTATCTGAAGAACTGGCAAAAAGCTGCACATAGTTGGTCGAATCGAGGTTGAGCAGGAAGCACATGCCTGGAGAGGAGACGGCCCCCAAAGGGAGCGCCGTGCCGCCCGTGGAAACCTGGAAAGTACCCGAGGCAATGACGGTGCCGGTCATGGTCAGGCTGACGCCCGTGACCGACATGCCTTCAGAGCCGTTGGTCGTACCCTGCTTGTTCACAGCCAGGGAAGCAGAGACGGTAATTTCGTTAGCGATAACGCACCTCCGTTAACCGCGCATGTTCTTGAGGCGATTGTTGATGGCCTGGGCGTTTTCGGCCGTCTTGTCGGCCATGATGCCGGCCTTGAGCTGGGCGTCGTGCATGGCCTTCAGAGTATTCTGCTGGAACTGAAAATCGCCCTGGCGCTTTATGTCGGCGTCGATCTGATTCACTAACATTTTCAAAGCCACGCCCACAAACTCCAGGTTGGGGAACTGCGCCGGATCGAACACGGCCAGAGCCCGTTTCGAGGCTTCGTCCCAGATGACCTTGATGATGGGCAAGCCTGCGGCCGGCTGGAATTCAGGATCGTCCTCAAGTCGTTTCCGCATGTCGGGGCTCATAGAAAAGCGTCCTTGTCAAAGATGCGCGGGCCGTCGCCTGAGACCACCCGCATGTAATCGCGTTTTTCCTGCTCGCTTCGAACGAGCGGGGTTCCGTCCTTAGTGTACTCGATTGCCAAACCGTGTCTACGGTCCCTGGCCATGGCCGCTTCGACCTGTTCGGGATGAACGCCCAGGGCGTCGAGCTCGAGGGGGCGGGAGAAGTTCTGCGTGGCCGGAGCTTTGCCAAGGACGTCCTTGAGCTTGCTGCGCGTGACTTTGTCGAATTCCGCCTTCGCGACTTGACGGTCTTCGATGAAGTAGCGTTCGTCGCCAGGGCGGCGGCCGTAGATGATGCGGGTTCTCATGCTGTTTGCAAATCTCCGTTTCTTGAGGCCGCGGCCTTGCTCATCTGGTTGCCGATCTCCTGCATGGTCCCCTGCGGAGTCTGGCCGCCCGTCGAGCGTCGTTCGTAATTGCGCGTGGTCTCGGCCGGGCCGCTGTCGCCGGGGCTCTGGGTCTCTTGAGGAGGCGCGTTGACCGTGGTCAAGATGTGCGGGATGTCAGGCTGATCCAGGTATTTCGCGGCTAAGTTGAAGTAGGCGTTCATGTCGAGGGCGATTCCCTGCTGCTGGCAGAGCTGCGCCAAAGGTTGGAAGACGCCCGTGACAACTGAGTTCACAGCTTGAAGACGCTGTTGCGGCGTTTGGTACTGGAGCGAATAGGGGTCAACGATGATGTCCATGTCTTCGAAGGGAATCCTGTGCCGCTGCTGATCCGGGCGGCCAGCGGCGCCGGGATAAGAGTAGGTGGGAATCGACTGCTTTGAGCCTGGAATATTCCATGAGGAGCGCATAACCTTAAGCGGGTCGTGATGCCAGTACCAGCACATGCTTCTGCCGATGTCCGCTACGTGATCGAGTACGCGACCCTGCATGGAAGAGATCGTGGCCGAGGAGTTCTGATTCATGAGCTGGTCTTGCGAGGCTGTTTTGCCCTGGGGAGCCAGGCCGCCCATGACTTCGAGGTTGCCGGCGAGCCAGGAGAATAATTCCTTGAAAGCTGTGAATAATTGGTAGAGCTGGGGGTTGGGCACGCCGTACTGCTTGACCTGGCAGGCATCGGGATTTGAGACGTAGCCAGCGTCCCCGTCGCTCATCTTGGTGATCTTCTCGGCGTCCTCCTGGTTGGCGGCCGGGCCGCCGCCGGTGAGCATGATTTCCTTCATTCTTTGCCCTTGCCTCATTAGCTTGCGGGCCATGTTGTTGATGATCATGTGCAGATCGAAGAGGTCGTGCAGCGGACTCTTGGGCCTGACGTTGCCTGGGACAATGTCGAGGCCAAGAATATGGTAGGGGCCGGAGTCAGGGCCAATCCACTTCTGAATGCGCAGGGCTTTTCCCGTGGAGCCGGCGATCATGCCGGACATTTCGTCATCGAGCAACGTGAGGATGAGCCCGTGCTTGGGCAGGTAGATTTCCCAGAGATCGACGAAGTCTTCAAACTCCTCTTTATCGCCGCCTAAAGTGGTGCGGCCGATCATGTTGATTCTTTCGTCCCCTTCTAAATTGAAGAGGCGATCAGGCATGGGGCCTAGATTTTTGCGGTCCTTGGAGTAAAGTTTGCTGTCCTTGATCACTCTCAGGGGCACGCGGAACCTGTGGCCCATGTAGCCGCAGGAGGAGAAGTCCTTGGCGTGCACGTCGAAAACGAAGTCGTCGAAGTCGACCACCCAGGCGCCCACTTTGCCCGCGGGCTGACGCCAGCCGGAGATCGCTGAATCGGCGGGAGTGGCCAGAGCGACTTTGACAATGCCGAAAGCGAAAAGAGAATCAATAACACTACGGCCGATCGTGTTGCCCAGGCGCATCCTGGTTACTTCTTTATTGACCCATCGCTCCATCGTGGCGATGACGGCCCGGCCGCCTTGGTCCCAGGTGTTGAGGGCGAAGCGTGGGTTTTGTGAGATGAGCTTTTGACCGACGATGCGCACGTAAAGCGCGAGAAGATTGACGGGGACGGGCTTCATCGAGCCTTCGATGGAGTAGTAGCGGCCGACATACTGGCGAACCATGTCCAGGCGGCACTCGCGTGGGTAGCGCAGGGCGAGCCTTGACGCTCTTACCGAGTCGGAGAGTCGGGAGATGAAGTCGCTCTGAAGCTCCACGGATGGTCCGGTCTCTGGCCGGTGTGCATCTTACTCTGCGGGGGCGGTTCCTTCAATGTCGGGCTTGGGCATCTCTTTGGATGCCGCACTGTCAAGGTCTGGCCTTGGAACTTCAGAAAAATCGAGCACATGATATTGAACATTTTGCGGAGATTCAAGGAATATACGAACTGTTCTCTGCGAATCAGCAACATGCTCAAAGAGGAATTTTGCCAGGTTACCAGTATCGTATTGATCGTCTAACTCGGATTTGTTGAATTTTTTCAGGTGTCGGCCTGTTTTGAGTGTACCTTTAAGCATTGTTTTGCCGGTCACTTCCAGTACGTACATCGGGAAGCCGTTACCAGCAGGAATCTGACGCCAATCAGTATGCCAGTCCCATGCTCCCTCAAGGAGTTCCGGTTCAGGCATAAAGGAAATACTCATCATTCACTCCTCGAAATTGTAATCCTCACCTAGCTCACTCCTCAAAGTTATAATCCTCGCCCCCGCCACGTTGCCTTTCAGAATACTCGAAGCGCCACTGTGCCGACCAGGGCTCTGGCCCGTCCGGCTTGATCAGTTCGGCTTTTTGGGGCACGGCCAGCATTCTGCGGCACCTGTTGGAGAGGGCGTCGGCAATTACCCGGTCGCCGTGATTGGCGCGTGCTCCTGAGGGATCGTCAGAAAGCCCGCCGCCGAATTCAGGGTTGCCGCCCACGCCGAAGCGCCAGGCCCGGCACTCCTTGAGGGACATGACGCAGGGGTTGACGTACTCGCTCTTTTTGAGGTCGACCTGATATTCGTCGAGGAGAACCCTCAAGGTGCTGTGGTTGTTGACCCAGCCGTATTTCGCGTCAGGCGTCTCCGTGTAGTTGCCCCGCCAATAGGGCTTGGTGTCGGTCATGGAGACGTAGGGGCGGGGGTAGCTGTATTTCTCCAGGAGGCGCTTGCCGAAGACGACGCCGGGGCCCTGAAGCTCCCAGGCGAAGAAAGGGGGCCGGCCCTGCTCGTCGAGGAACATCATCAGAGTCGCCCTAAAGATCACAGCAGCTTCTTCGACTGAGAGAGTAGGGTCGGAGAAATCGAGAATCTTTTCCCCTGTATCAGCGCGGCATATTGAGAGACAAGAGTTTGATGCTCCGCTGCCAGTGGCAAGGTCTCCCCCGGCAGCGTAAGGAGCGAGCGGAGGCCGGCCGTAAGCGTCGAGAGGGAGCCATAAAAGGATTCGACCGCGTGGATCAGCGGCAAATCGCGTTGGCGCCGCTGTGTCCCGGTCAAATTCGATGCTGCCTCGCCAGATGGGGTCACGAACGCACTTCCTTTCCAGATGAGAAATGAGACTGACGTCGAAGAACTGAGAGCTCGAGCCCTCTGGGTTCATGTCAAGGTCCATGGCCACGCCGCGCGGGCTGCCGATCTGGACGCATTTGAAATCGTACCATGGGCTCCTCAGGCCAGGCCTGGGGCCGCCGTCGGGTTTGCCGTCCTGCACAAACTTGAATGCCGGAGGAAAAACGTAGCTCCTGTCGAGCACCTTGATTGGGTTGCCAGATTCATAAAGACCCTTGGTCTTGTCGGGGTGGTTGGTCCAGTGGATGTGGTGCTTGAAAATTCCTGAGTCGGGCAGCGACATTCGGTAGAACTCAGTATCGAGGCCCTCGTGAGTCGAGTTGAAGATGCGGGTGTTGGTGGTGTTGGCGGAGAAGATCCGGACCGCGGCGTCCTCACGGATCTTGGCGTACTCGTCGATGAACATCACTGTTGCCCGGCCGCCGACGCCGGCCAGGGAAGTGGAGGCTTCGCCGGTGATCTGGGAGCCGTTGGCAAATTCGAAGTGCATCCTGGTTCGATCTGTGCAGGCGTTGAGCCAGTCGGGCAGGCGGTTGTGGATGAAGTCGAGCTTGGCGAACAGGGAATCCCTGGACTTGTCGTCGACGGCCTCGGCCGAACGGGAGATCCATAGCACCTGCTGATTGGCATGGAAGCTTGAGAGCCAGTCCGATACGAGCAAGAGCCACCAGGAGGCGCCCATGTCCCGAGATTTCGAAATGCACAAGGATTGGTCGTTCTCGATCGCCCACAGAACGCCGGCGTCACCCTCAAACTGAGGATCTTCACCGGGCCAGTGGATGCCTGGTTCCTTGTAGATGAGCCTTTCCTGGAAAGCCCAGGGGATCATGGGACCGGCTTCGTGGCCCTTCTTGAGAGGGTTGTACTGGAGGACAAAAAGGCCGATCCAGAAGAGAATGTCCTCCGAGCATGCCTTGACGAGCTGCCGCTGACGGAGTTTGTCGTGCTCGGCGGCCTTGAGGACGGAGAGCCTGAATTCGGCATTCTCCAGGGGATCTTTGGGCAGGATGTGAAACCAGCGATGCGAACAGGAAAGGTTCATGTGCGCTTTCGTTGCTCCTTGAGCCATTCGTCCAACGTCTTGACCGCCTGAGCCGTGCCCTCATCCTTGACCTCAGGCCCGCGTTTGCCCAGGAGTTTACGTTCTTCCAAAGCCCACTTATCGCAGCGCTCCTCATATCTCTTTGCGTGCTCTTGCAGCAAGTTCCAGAAAGCCTTGACGTCCTTCTTGAGCATCACTCTCGCAAGTTTCACGCCTGGAGAGTCATCGAAGGAAGCCTCGGTATCGCGGGCCCGCATCATGTCGACGTACTCGGGAGAAGGTTCAGGTTTGGGCACACAACACCTCCCTCATGCACTTGCCGCAGAATTGCTTGCTGTCGCGCTTGCACTCCTGGCACCGCGAATCTATCAGAGTATCAACAACCCCGTTATTATTATTAATAAAATACCGATTAGCGCACTTATGAGTTTGAGCTTCTTGTCCATGATCACCAGAAGTTGCTGATGGCCCTCGACCGCTTTGTGCAGATATTCCAGGGCTCGCACCAACTCCTCTTCTTGTTCGCACATCACAATTGTCCTTTGTATTCTGCGCCCGCTCCTTCGCCGCCCTTACCATGAAGGCCCCCATGCTCAACCCCTCCGCGGCAGCCGCCCTCATAATAAGCTCTTTCTCGAACTTGTACATGCCCACCCTAGTAAAGACGGGCTTTTCGAACATGAACTGCCGCCGCAGGACCTTCTTGACCATTATGCACCCGGTTTGTTGTTCATTGGACAAGCGGGGCAACCGGCCGCTTTTTTAATTCTTTTGCAGCGACCGCAATGCCTGTCATCCGGCATTTCTGGAGGAAGCCCCCGAATCACGGGCTTGTCAATTTCAACAGGCAAAACTCCAACGCCCAGAACGCCAGGCACGATGGCTTCTTGATCTTTGGATTCCGCATCGCCGCCTCCTGGTAAACTTTCCACCTTCGCATTATCCCGCCGAACTCCTCCAAGTTTGTCCCTGATCCACTCGGACAAAGTTAAACCGGCTCTTTGTGCGTACAATTCCCACTTTTCCTTTTCCTCAAAAGTGCATCGTACGTACAAACGGCCTTTTGTTCTTGTGCTCATGTCTTTATTGTACGTACAATGCATTCTGGTTGTCAATAACATTGTGCGTACAAAAATTCCGTCCCCACAGCGGCTCAATTCTCCTCGCTTCTCGTATTCAATGTTCCCGTTTCCAGCCTCTCGCCCCGCCGGTCGCGTAGCCCCACCACAACGACCCCCGCACAGGCCCCCCCTGGGTGGCTCAAACTGTGGTCAAACTGTGGCAGGGGCTGGCTCAAACTGTGGCAGGGGCTGAAGTTGCGGTGTCTTCAGCCAGGGTGAGAGACGTGGGACCCGTGGGACCCAGGGTGAGAGACGTGGGTGGAGACGTGGGAGAGACAGACAGAGCGAGGGCCCTGGTGAAGTCGATGGGATCAGAGTCAGGGCGACAGTGGAGGATGACGAGGGCGTTGACGACCTGGGTGGCGGAGATACGGTATCTGCGTCTGTAGGATGTGAGGAGCTTGTGGGCCTGTGGGGTGAGGGCGACTTCGAACCTTTGGACTCCTGGCCTGGGTTTTGAGGGCATATGGTTCGTGGGGTTAGGGTTAGGGTTGTGCACCATGGATAGCCTGGGCACTGGTTGGGGCGATATGGGCAGTCTACTCGGGGTTCGGACGAAGGTCAAATCTGAGCCGGGCGAAAAGTGGGCGAAAATTGGCTCAATAGAGTGTTTTTTCAAAAAGTTTTTTCGGTCGTAAGTCAGTGCAAAATATGGCACTTGCGAAAGTATGCCCGGAAAAATCCCAGAAAAATACTTGACACTGATTTTTTTGGGGTTAAGATTCACTCCGCAAGGCCGAAAAATTCAGCTCGCTTTGGGCCGGACGGTCTGCAAACCCTGATAGGAGAATGAACCATGGCGACTTACAAGACTCAGTGCTGGGAGAAGACGTTTGTGTCCGAAGAGATCGATGCGGCCATCGAAGCCATGATTGTTGTCGGCAGCCCAGAGGATGCCGAGGAGGACGGGTTTGACCGCATCGGCGAAACTGATTGCTACGTCAGAGTCAAGAGGTGCTCTGCTGGCGATATCGTGACCTGGCGAATTGGCGCTGACGAGGTGGACGATGATAAGGTGTTCGCTCGCCTCACGGATCGCTGGGACATGACCACCCAAGAGGCCATCGAAGCTATGGCTGAGAACGGGCCGAGTGAGTGCGACATTGTACGCAGCGTGCTTGATCGTGTTTTTCGTAGCGACCATTACGATGCCATCTACCGGCACGGCGGCAAGCTGATCGTCACTGATGGATCGAGTGTCGAGTCGTGGGACATGGACGAGGACGAGGCTGTTGAGTTCGCCGTTGATAATTGGGACGCCGACGAGGACAAGGTGCGAGAGGCTCTGTAATTTGCGTACACCGAGTCCCCGCCAAGGAAACCGCTCAGGTGTGCGGACACTTGGCATGCAGCAGGTTGCACGGTTAAGAGGGCGGCACGGCCTATCCCAGGGGCAGCCCCGGCAATAGATGAGCGGGCAGAGGCAAGGACAGACGGGTGAAGTGGACGAGCGACACGACCCCATGGAGTCAGCTAGAGGCCCTATTGAGCCACCGTGATTTGCTGGTGTGCAACCTTGGCGGGGGCGTGCTTTTTCTGGAGGTGCGTGATGACGCGAGGTGATTGCTGCGGGCTCATGGGCTTGGTGCTCGTGGGCGTGGCTTTCCTCGAACTGGTGGTGGAGGTGATGCGATGAGCGTATTCCTGGGTTTTGTGTCGCTGGTCGGCGGCCTGGTGCTGGCCGTGGACTTCGTGAAGATGGTCCTGTGGGACGATGACTGATTCACCCTGTCAGGTGGCCTGTGTTCTCCCGAGCAGGTTTCCAGGATACATCGGGGGCGCTGCCGGTGGGCGTACCATCGGAGCTATGGAACCTGACAGGAGTTACGATGCTCAGCACTGATGAGGCCAGATTGCCTTGTATTGGAGTACGTGCAATGTTGAACCAAACCAGTCATGCGTTTGCTCAGTGGTGCCGAGACTATGCCGCTTACCTCGGCGGTAGCGAATACGGGCACTCGGACCTGGGACCGAAGTGCCCTGCCGAACTGAGTGAGCCGATTGCCGGTTACGTGCGGCGGCTGATCGGCAATGGACGGCAAGCTGCGATTGCTCGAGGTCAGGGCGACGAAGCGCGAGCTGCCTTTGCTCGCGAGAGCGTGGCCAAATTACGACCGCTGCTCAGCCCTAACTTCTCGGCCGATGTCTGCTGGGGGTGCGGTTATTCGAGCTACGCTGACCCAAACTGGAAGCAGCAGGGCGATTTTGCCAGTGTGTGACCTTCACCAACGCCCCAGGTTGACATCTGGGGCGATAGTGAGGGCCAGCGTTGGCCCTGAATCAGTACCCTGACAGGAGTTACGATGCTCACTCAACTTCTCGCCGCCCAGCAGCGCGTGCTGCTGGTCGGCCCGCCCGGGATCGGTAAAACCGCCCGCATCCTGGCCGCTGCCCACGAATTGGCCCATGATCCGGTCATCATCAGGGCCGGCCTGGCCGAACGTATCGACTTTGGCGGGGCTTTGGTCCCCGACGTCAAAGGAGGCGTCACAAGGGCCCTCCCCCTGGAATGGCTGCACCAGCTCAAGCGCAGCACCAAACCCACCCTCCTGTTCCTCGATGACCTCGGCCAGGCCCCCCTGGACACGCAAGCTGCCCTGATGGGCCTGTTTGACTCCGGGGCCCTGCCTGACAACGTGGTCATCTGGGGCGCAACAAATCGCCCTGGCGACAAGGCCGGTGTAACGGCTCTGTGCGAGCCCCTGAGAAGCCGGTTTCACTGTGCGTTTGCCCTGCCCACTCCTGGCGGCTTGCCGGAAGATGCCCCTAACCTCCAGTACCTGGCCGAGTGGCAGGACGAACTGAACGGCTGGGTCAACTGGGCGCTCGACCAGGAGGGCGAACCGGCCGTGATCGCCTGGCACCGTTCCACCGGCGGCACGAAGCTCTACCAGTGGAAGCCCCATGCTGACCCCGCCATGCGGATGCCAGATTACCGCTCCTGGCACACGGTGATGAACCTGTGCAAGGCCGGTCTGGGCGATAACCTGCCCATTCTGGCCGGAGCCATTGGCCGACCTGCCGCGGCTGAATACCTGGCCTTCGCCCGGCTTGCCCAGCAACTCCCCACGCCCGACCAGGTGCTTATGGACCCCATGGGCGCTGTGGTCCCCAAGGCGCCGGCCGGGCTGTTCTTGATCGCCACCATGCTGGCCTGCGCAGCACGGCCCCAGGATGCCCGGCCCTTCACGAAGTACCTGCAACGGCTGCCAGACGTGTACGCTGCCCTCATGGGGCGGGACATGTACCGCCGGCTTGGCGCGGGGCTCAGCGGCACGCCAGAGTGGAGTGCCTGGTTCACAGCTCACCAGTACCTATTCGTTTAGGTCCTGTCAGCCCTGGTTGCATGCCAGGGCAAAAGCACCATGCACGCTGTGCCCCCGAGGCGTTACATCGGGGTCGTTGTCAGCCCACGCAGGGCTGAACGTTTCACAGTGTCCCTGACAGGAGTTACGCAATGTCCATCGTTCAAGCTATCGCCAGCCGCGTCAAGCTGGCCACGCTGGGCATGTTTGGGGAAGGAGGCTTGCGATGAGCAAGATACGCTACACACAAACCAAGGCCGAACGTGACCGCGTGGCCCTGAAGCGCCGGCTGATGGCTGCCATAGCCCTCTGCTGGGGGGCCGACCTCATGGGGCCGGATGAAGCAATCCTCACCGACGATGAGGATGAAATTCTCCAGCGCGTGAACCTGGCCATGTTCCAGATCGAGGGGCCTGATTTCCACGCATGGCGACAGATCGCCATCAAGGACGGCATGGCTGCCGTGCGTGGAATTGCCCGCGAATTGGGCCTGTAAACGTTGCGGTTCCCACCAGGCATGCCCTGAAGTGTCAGGGCATGTGTGGGCATCGGACGGTCTGATGCCGGTTTGACAAATTCTCTGACAGGAGCAAATGTGAACCTGCAACGCTCGCTCAACCGGGCCCGCTGGTGGCTGATGGAAAACCAGCCCTTCTACGGCAACCTGGCTTGTGGCCTGGCCGACGAATTCGGCCCCGTGGGAACAGCATGCACAGATGGGCGCCGCATCAAGTGGGACCCAGACTTCCTCTCCACACTCAGCGAGGAGGAAGTGCGGGCCGTCTTGATCCACGAAACCTTGCACTGCGGGCACGGGCATCTGTGGCGCCTGCCCATCGACAACGAGAGCAACCTGGCCTGTGACTACGTGGTCAACGAAATCGTGGCCCAGATTGAGGGCTGCAAACTGCCCAAAGTGGGCGCCATGTGCCCTCCAGAGTACAAGGGCATGGCCGAAGAGGAGATTTACGGGCGCCTGAAGAAGAAACCTCCCCAGGAAGGCACAGAACAGGGCCAAGGACGCGTTCCGGGCGGTTCCAGGGGCCATAAGCCTGGCATGGGCGACTTTGAGGCTCCTGCGCAAAGCCAGAACCCGGGGAATGGCACTGACTCCCTGGAAACAGAATGGCAAGAGCGCATGATTCAGGCAGGCATGGCTGCCCAGAGTAGTGGCCAGGGCTCCATACCGGCCGACATGCAGCGCCAGCTCGATAAACTCAAAGCCCAGAAGGCCGACTGGCGTCAGGAACTGGCTGACTTCGTTCGGAACACGGTCGGCACACGCAACGACTGGAGCCGGCCAAACCGGCGCAGCGCCACACAGCCCGTGATCTATCCCCGCAAGAGGCGGGACCAGTTGGCAACGGTGATCTTTGCCAGGGACACCTCGGGCTCCATCACGGATGCCGTGGCGGCTCAGTATTCGGCCGTGGTTACGGCCATACTCGCCGATGTGGGCTGCGCCGGAATTGTCCTCGACTGTGATGCTCAGATTAAAGCCGAGGTACATTTGGCGCCTGGGGAAGAGTGCCCATTGCGGGCTGATGGCGGCGGCGGGACAGACTTTCGGCCAATATTTGAGCGGGCCGCCCAGCTCCAGGAGAAGGGCGAGCAGATCGCCGGGGTGGTGTATCTCACTGACCTTATGGGCACATACCCAGAAATGTGCGAGCTGCCCACGCTGTGGATCACGGAATCTGGACAGGCCCCATTTGGCCGGACGGTGGTGCTATAACATCTTTACCAGGACAAACTTTTGGAGGAACTATGACCATGGAGATCGGCAAGACCTACTACGTGATTTCGCACGCTTATTTTCACTATATTGGCACCGTGGAAAAAATTATCTCCGACCGGCTCGTGTCGTTAACCAATGTGGTGCAGGTGCATTCAAGCAGCAAATCGTGGACGGAATTTTTCAAGCAAGGCATCGACAGTAAAGACAGGTTCGACCTGATGCCCAACATGCCGTGTTGCAACGTGATTAATGCTTTGGAATGGGGGCATCCGCTCCCTAAGAGCTGGCTAAAAAAATGACCAATTTCTACGTCGGCGGCGTCGTCGGCGGCAGCGCCAGATGGAGTTAACGATGATAATTGACGATTGGAATTATGAATCCCGCTTCGGCGGCGGCGTCGGCGGCGTCGACGTCGGCGGCGTCGGCGGCGGCGGCGTCGACGTCGGCGACGTCGGCGGCGTCGACGGCGGCGGCGTCGGCGGCGGCGGCGGTGTCGTCGGCGGCGGCGTCGCCGGCGTCGGCGGCGGCGTCGTCGGCGTCGGCGGCGGCGACGTCGGCGGCGCCAGATGGAGTTAACGATGATAATTGACGATTGGAATTATGACGATTGGAATTATGAATCCCGCTTCGGCGGCGGCGGCGTCGGCGGCGGCGTCGTCGGCGGCGTCGACGTCGGCGGCGTCGGCGGCAGCGGCGGTGTCGTCGGCGGCGGCGTCGTCGGCGGCGGCAGCGGCGGCAGCGGCGGCGGCGGCGCCGTCGGCGGCGGCGGCGCCGGCGTCGGCAGCGCCAGATTGAGTTAACGATGATAATTGACGATTGGAATTATGACGATTGGAATTATGAATCCCGCTTCGGCGGCGGCGGCGTCGGCGGCGGCGGCATCGTCGTCGGCGGCGGCGTCGTCGTCGGCGGCGGCGTCGTCGTCGGCGGCGGCGTCGGCGGCGGCGTCGGCGGCGGCGACGTCGGCGGCGTCGACGTCGGCGGCGTCGGCGGCGGCGGCGGCGTCGTCGTCGGCGGCGGCGGCGTCGCCGGCGGCGGCGGCGCCGTCGGCGGCGGCGTCGGCGGCGGCGACGTCGGCGGCGCCAGATGGAGTTAACGATGATAATTGACGATTGGAATTATGACGATTGGAATTATGAATCCCGCTTCGGCGGCGGCGTCGGCGGCGGCGTCGTCGGCG